TGTTTTGAATCCAAAAATCTAATTTGTTGTCAGTCATAAATAGTCGTGTTAATTTATGACGTTGATATTACACTATAATAAAACACAGTCAATTATTATATCGACTGTGTTGTTATTTATATTTGTTCGGTATTTAATTTTTTGATAATGATCTGATTTTTGTAGAATATATGATTGACAAAATTCACCGTTAAAATTCCGTTGCACCGTACAAATCATAAGAATATTGCAAATACTTGAAATACATTTCTCTAGCTTCTCGTTTACCCCAAACACCCCACTCAGCACCCTTTTTATGTTTGCCGTGCCAAGTTTTATGATCGTACTTTTTACTATTCGGATATTTTTCCCAAATAGTATACGGTATCTCAATTTTTTCTGAATCGGACGCATACATAATCAACATAGGTCCATCAGGATTATTTGCCCAATTAAACAGAAATTTTTCACCATTAATACTTATTTTAGCAAACCCTTTACGAGATTTCATGATTTTATTTTTTTGTAATTACAATATTTTCTAACTTTTTTAATACAGGGGATGAAAATATATCCCATCATAAACACAATAGTCACAAGAGGAAAGAAAAAAACATATTCTAATATGCGATATATTCCTTTTGTTTTGTGATCGTTATGAGGATTGTATTCAGTTGTTAATAACAACACCGCATTGAGAACGATCCATACAATCAATATTATTGATAAAATTAACATATTATTTTATTCATATGTTATATATCAGTTCGGGATTTAATTTACGATAATACTCTTCTTTTGTTAGTTTTTCACCACATAGCCACCATTCCTTTGATCCATTTGCATATTCCACAGCAGGCCCGCGTGAACAATGCAATACGTTTTGATACCAATACTTGGTTTTATGTTTGTCAATAAATACAAAATATTCAGAAGTTCCGGGTTCACTATTTTCAATGACTTCTCCGCTGTCTAATATGTAATTTCTATATCCAGCCCGTTCTTCGGATGGAGGGTCTTTGTAAAGTATTTTATATCTGAAACTTCCATTATTATCATATTTACTATCACACCATTCTATGCTGCCGTCTGATGAAATAAGCACAAAATAATGCTCTTCATACAATCCTAGTTTTTTACCATATTTCAACGTGAATTCATACTCGCTGATACAACCGTCTCGTATCCAATACTCTTTTTTACCATTTGGGCGAATTCTTGCCGGGCCGGCTTCGTTGTGCCATTCTCCTTTGGAATTGTAATAAATTGTGCCCAAACCAACAAGACTTTTTACAATTGGAGCTTCTTTGTTTTTCATATTAATTTAATAATTCTGGATTCTCAAAAATATTGCCGATCACTTGATAAGTTCCATATCTAACAAGTCTAAATTCTTGAATTAAATTTATATTATTAATTGAGTGTTTTAGTATATTTAGGTGTTCTTTAATTTCATCTTTATATTTGTAAGCTAAAGAGAATCCGATTTCTTCATATTTACTCCAAACAACAACTGCCGGACTGCAATATTCTTCATCCGTAGTTTTATTGATTAATATATCACCTTCGTAAATTTCTTTACCATTTATATCATTCAACCCTGTATATTGCATCAATTCATAACCGGGATAATCTACAAAGTCTTGCCATAAATCATGTGATTGAGCATTATATAACATGTTCTGAGTAGACATTCCTTTAGTTTCTCGTTTATCCCATACTCTAAATTTTATTTCACGATTCATATCGTTCTCCAGTTATCCAATTGTAAATCTTTTTAATGTGATCCATTGATATATCTCCGTCCAGATGATCACAATAAAGAAAATGATATGGATTATATCTAGTTCCATTATGACAGATTTTTAATTCTCCATTCTCTTCAACAACTTCAGCCAAATTATTATGCATAACGAAGTTTCCATCTTCGTCTTTCCCGGCACATTGAAAAGAAAATCCATCTCCAAGAACCAATTCAATTTCGGCGGAATATAATGGTTTGAATTTAATTATTTTATTCATATAATTTTATCAAATCTACATTTTCAAAAATATTGCCAAGACAAATTCCACATCTAACAATAGACGCGACATCTACAACATCTTTATCATGAAATAAACCACGGCCAATATACTTTGCGTTATCTTTGCTATATTCAATAACATATCGGTTTTTCATGGTATTTATAATATCACCTTCATATACTTCATGACCACTATCCAAATTTAAACCAATATACTGAAGAGCAACGCAGTGGTTCAAATCTTGTATCGATACGTTTTGCATGAACGCGCCAAGCAAAATTGTTTCTCCAAATAAATTTACTTCATATCGTGGTCCATGAATCCATTCTTTACTTCGGGTGTTGTATACTCTAAATTTTATTTCACGATTCATATTAAATTTCCTTTACCATCAAATATTCATCAAGCTTTTGTAAAAGCATTTCTTGATCTTGTTTAGTTGCCTTGACAATTGTTATATGATGTTCATCGGAAAAATGTATTTTAACATTGAAGTCCGCACTGTAAGTGCCATTTGTATAACTGCTCTTCATATAAAAGGTTATTCTACTAGTATTGATTCGCCGTCCGTCGATTATGATAAATGTGTTCATGTTAATTATAATAATTTGTGTATTCTACATATCCAGATAATCTCAATACTTCTTTTGGATCGATATTTTTATGAGTGAAAATAAATTTGTTTTCCATTGGTTGTGAAAACATATCCGGCGCATATTTGTCTAAACACATCTTTGTGTCATGATACATATCTAAGAATGTTTTTGTCTTCGCATTTATGATTCCAAAAATATAATATGCCTCTGATTCTTCGTCTTCGCGTTCTATATAATATGCTAATTGATGTTTACATTTTATAGAAGTAATATTCTTTTCCAACGCGAATAGGTCTTTATTTTCCATTTTATTTCCTACAAGTTTTAAATGTTTAACTGAATTAATATAAGGCGGCAAGAACCATATGGGACCAAATAAACCAATACCATGTTTATCATCAATCACTTCATAATTTCTATTATTGTATCGAATGATATCACCCTGATAAATAGGTTTACCATTCATGTCTGTCATTTCGAGTTTTTGTTGAAATATCAATTTTGGATGATTAACCAAGTCTGCAAAGGAAAAAATATTGGCTTCCATCAATTTTAGAAAGCTAATATCATAGTACAAGGATTCACCGTCCCATAAACGTCCATCAAGTATAGTATTCATATATGTATTATTTTACAAGGAATTTCCATATTGTCATTGTGATGATAAACGGCGCATAGTCGATGATATCCATCTGCAATGATGACTCGTCTATTTACGCTGTCTCTAATAAGCAAAATTGGCGAAAGTTTTTCACCGTCCTTGATGCGCTTTAAATTATGATCAATTTGATGTTGAGAAATACCCAAAAGTGGTAATCCGCTTGCGCGAAAAATATCTCGCGCTTTGAATTTGATTATTTGTTTATTAACTTTAAGATAATCAACAAGAACTTTAACTTTATCGGGTTCTATAATCAATGATAAATAAGATTCCGCAGATGGATAATTATGCTCGGCTGGCTCATCAAGCCATTTTATTTCTTTATTATTCCGTTTTTTATGTTTACTCATAATTTATGATGTTCTATTCCACGTTCATTTAATATGGCATATTCTCCATCTCGTAGTGCTCCAATACCGATTAATTTTCGTTTGTGCCCGGCAAATGATTTATTAAAAGACTTATGTAAGTGTCCAATCAACACTGCTTCATGAAAATCAATCATACCATAGATTTTACAAAAATCATCAAGCGATAATTGATCTGGATCAGATAAACTCCAAAAATCATTAGGACGATAATGATATAATTTATATTCTTTACCATCCTCGGTTTCTATATTTAGAGTGATCGGTAAATTGACCAAATATTTGACGGCAGCATCATCCAATTGATACGTTATGCGATTAATACCAACAAATTCATCATGATTGCCTTTAAGACAAATAATTTTACTCTTGATAAAGTAATTTACAGTATCTGCATTTGCTGATGTCTTGGCTTCATCCCATAAATTGGTAATATCACCCAAACAAATTACTGTGTGATTTGTGTGTTTGTTTAGTACACGTCGTAAATTAAACAAATTCGTATGAATATCAGTTATCAATAAAATTGGATAATTAATCTTCATATTTTGGAATCATATTTAACAATTTACCTTCATCCTTGGTAAATACCCATGCACCACGGGCAACCCAACGAGTTCTTTCCGATACGAACAATTCTGTGGTTCCAGCAACTGCAAATTTTTCATTGAATGTTTCTTTCATAATTACACGACCATTTTTCTCACCATCGGTATAATCAGTCGCCCAATTTATACCTTTAGCATAAAGCATATCGTGCATATCACGCTGACTCTTTCCTTGCAACTCGTTGTGGGTAAAATTGCTCTGTGCAACCATACTAACACTATTTCTAATGCAATCTTGTTGTCTCCAACGAAAATAGTTCATTACTTCCGTTCGATCAGGAATTGTAAATACACGACAATCAAAATATGCAGGAACAAAGTCAGATGGAAACACAGATGGCTTATTTGATAACCAGTTGGATTCATTTCTCAAAAAACGAAGTTTATTGAATTCGCCAGTGATAATACTTGCGGCAACACTTGTCATTTTTTGAAGATTGCCGTCAAACCATGCACTGGTTGACTCTTTTTCAAAATCAGTCAACAATACACTAATTTCATCACTCTGTGTATATGCAAATACAACGCCTTGAATTTCTCCAAGCATTGCAATAATCGCATTATCAATATCATTAGATAATCCACGATCAAATGGTTTATTCAAACCCTTAGTATAGGTGTGAAATGCTTTACCATCCAATCGAAGAATACTATAAGTACGACGAGGAAGTAAATAACGAGTACGATTCTCGTATTGTTCCTTCATTCTGTTTCCAAGTTCATCATTCATATACAATTATTTTCTTTTCTACAGGAAATACTTCTGTAAAGTTTGGATTTGTGTATTCATATGCACGTTCCTCCTGACTTTCAGTCGCAGCAACACGATATTTGTCTTTGAAATATTTTCCATCGCTTTTGCGTTGAACAACAATTTCATAAACTGTGCTCCAACGTGACGTTCCTACGACTTTATTACTTATTTCAGTAAAATCATCGGTTTCGCCCCAAACAATATCTCGGGCTTGTTCATTTGTCAAGTTTAACTTTTCTCTATTCATAATTACTCGCTTTTCACTAGTTCAAATTTATTAGTTTCTTGTGGTGTATTATTGTTATTTTGATTTACATCAACAAAATAACACACCATGCAAATATCATACTTTGCATTTCGATCAGAAAATTCAATACACTTGTTTATATTGCAAATCTTGCACAACACTTCATTTGAATTGCTCATAAATTTTAGTTTGTAACTTCTACAAATTCCAATAGATTGTCGGCAATCAATTGATTGTAAATACTATTAAGATCGTTTTTATCACACCGATAATAGTTACTAGAATTATAAGGTGTGCCTTGGTTTACAACCGTATTAATGTTATAATCATGTCGTCTCAAAAATGCCTTGAATGCGTTTTTTGCACTGCCTATTTTATCCCATTCACTTTTGGTTTTGAGACGAATAAACTTGCCATTAAACTTGATTCTATATGTTTTAGTTGGCATTTCACTCAGAGTGTACGCACCATTTAATATTGATGCGAATTGATGTGAATGAATTACTGTATTATTGATAATCATAAATATTTAATGTTTTAACATTGAATTCATTACAAGTCCAATTATTTCTTTTTCACAAAGCTCAAATTTATTCAATAATAAGTTTAAAATAATCCATTTTACTTGAGGCGATAGCTCAGTTTTTGTAAACAATTTTTCGGCAAAAACATATGCAGTTGTTTTCGTGTTATATTCACCCCATTCACGAATAGATTTTTTTACAGATAATATTGTTTCTTCCACCATTTCGTCAGAATCTAACATTTTTTGTTTATATTCATTATAATTCCAGTTACATAAAGAAGCTCCTTCGAATCCAAAACTTTCTACGATATCTGGAAAAGATTCAATTAATTTTTCACACTTTTCCTGCAATTTTTTATTTTCTTCTGTGAGTTTTAAATTATGCTCGGAAAGCTCATCTATTTGTTTTTTTATATCATCTATTGTCATGTCATTCTCCGTCTGTATATGGAACGTATTCAATGATATTATTCTTCTCCAAATATTCAATAATTTGAACCATATCCTTGCGATTAGAATAATAGGGTGACACTGCCGCATCTCTGTTTGCGGCATCGTTTACACGCAGTCTTTTAAGCCAATTATTTAGTTCATTAGAAGTATTCAGATGATTGCGAACTGCATTTTTAGCTGCACCAATACTAGGCCAAACAGTCTTTTCACTCTCGGTAATAATATATTTGCCGTTGCATTTTACACGATGTGGCTGTTTCTTTCTTCTATTAAGACGATCATCGGCATTGGCAAATGTTGAAGCAACAACACTTGTCAATTCGTGTTGTCCAATATGTTGATTAAATAGTACGATCATAATTTTTATTTATTGATATCGTGAAGCATTCTCAAATGTGCCGTCAAAATTCCACTGGCAGTGCCAACATTCAAGCTACGAACACTGCCATCGCTAGGAATAGTAACGATACCATCGCACTGTGTCAACACTTCATCACTCAAACCACTTTGCTCTTCGCCAAACAACAATACAGTTCGATTTGGATAATCATATTTGTAATAAATGTGACAAGTATAATTCACATTGTTTTCCACAGCAATAGGACTGTAAATGCCTTTACTGGCGGCAAAGAACTCTTCGACTGTCTTATAATACTCCATTGGTGTATACAAATGAGTACCAACAGTGCTGCGACGATCATATTGCTTGCCACCACCAATATAATAAACTCTTTCAAATCCAAAGAAATTGGCATTTCGCACAAGAGTTCCCAAGTTGAAATCGCCATTAATATGCATCATTGCCAATGCATGAGGAATGGTTCTTCGCTGACAATAATCTTTAATATCAGCAACATCCAACGTCTGGAGAAAATCGTGGACGTTTTTGTATTGAATTCTCATTTGATTTTTAGTGGAATATCCAATTTAACTGCTGTTTCAATATCACGCTTGCTAACCCCGGCAACTTTTGCAAGATAACGCATAAAATCATACATTCCCTTATCATCGGGATGACATGTCCATGCACGAACGTCTTTTACGTTGGGTGTAATCTTCAATCCCATTCGCGTTTCATCAACACCACATTTCATGTGTTTTTGTGCCCAATACACAACCTGCATGAATTGCTTATTAGTATGTGCCATTTTATTAGCGTAGGTTATAGCCTCCAGTCTTCTTTGTCAAGTCGAAGTTGCGTTCAATGAAATCGATCACCTCTTGAGGGTCAACGTTTCGATTGAATACAATATTTGGACCATGATTGTCAAGCATCACTGCTTTCAAATTTCCAAATTGCTTCAAATTATCACTTGTGTTTTTTCCACATTGATGACTTCCGCATTCAACTTCACGCTGGCTAACAACAGGAACATTGTCGGTATGATTATCCTTGAAAGGACTATGAAAATGAACAATACAATCCATACCAGCATGGTCATTAAATACAATACGCTGGCTTTGACCACCAACACTAGGCTTGGCACCATATGCCAAAACAGTATCAGGTCCATCAGTTTTTACATAAACCATTCCATTTTTATCCAAGTCATTGAAATTACTCTTTCGGATGCTTGTCAAAAACTCATTATCACTGAGTTTAATGGCAAAATGTCCAACTGTTGAACCATTAAACACTTTGTAAGCATTGCCATTGATACAATGATTAACAACCGTGCGAATACTGTTAGGAATTCTTGCGTCGTTCCATGAAACGGGATTGCCCTCAACAACAGTGGATTGAGTGAACGTCAAATGACTGCGATGCCACGCCATATCTACCAAATTACGCAACACTTGCTCTCTGTCAGTTGTTTCATGATATGCAGCCTCTTCGGGTGTCACAATAATGTTCCAATGAGTTTTGGTATCATTTACCAAAACAAGATTAACACTACCAGTCTTGCAAAGACGCAAGCCTTTTTCATACATTTCCTGTTTGGATGCGCCACAAGTGGTCTTGAATCCAACTAAGAAAATGTCCTTTCGGCCTTTACGGATATTTGGAATAATTTTATCGGATGCCTGAAATCCAACATCTATGTTAGGATTTCTAGTTGTATCAAACCGAAGCTCATATTTACCGATATCAAATGTATTCGATTTATCAACTACAAATGCATCACCTTCATCTCTGCGATATGTTCTGTAAAAACTAGGGGCATAGTCAACCAAAGCACAATTAAAGAAAATGATCTTGGTACGAGAATCAGCCTTCAATTCTTCAATACGATTGGAAACATCTTCGTTGGTTTCAAGATTGCCACCGGCCATTTTGGTCAATTCCATATTGACCCGCATATTGTCAAATCGTTTGTCATATTCCATGATATGGCGCAACGTTTTGGCAGTTGTGCCATATGCAGGCGCACAAACAGCAAAATGATTGGCAATGTGAGCAACAGTTCCTCCTCCAAAAATATAAACTTGTTTGATTTTCATAATTCAATAAAAAACGCCTAACACGATTAGATGTTAGACGTTGTCTCTGATATAGTCAACTCTTTTAGTTCAGATTCTTTAGCAACAAGTGGTTTACAATATTCTTATATTGATTCTTGCTCAACTGATAAAGTGATTCAACAAGATCGGCTGTAAAGAATCGAAGAATACTCCAAGGCCAGTGAAAAATCCAATTATACAGAGTCGCCTTGTTCTCGTTTGGAGTAATGCTATACTTAATATCACGCAACTGCTTATAATCGTCACTTAATTCCTTATGACGTTGGAAATATGCTTCATCACGCTGATGACGATCTACAAGATCCAAATTATTAATTTGTTTGCCAATCTTATCAATATTTGATTCAATGCTATTCAAATCAGTAATCGCGAGCTTCTTTAGCAAATTGCTATATTTAGCAATTGTATTATTGACGTTATTAAACCATCGAATAAACGAGTAGACAATACCAATAGCAAAATAACTGATAACAACAACAGAAAGTTGTGTTCCGCTTAGAGTTTTGACACTAGGCCAAAACAATGTTACAATACCAGCAAGCAAACACAGCTTGGTAAAATGACAATCGCGATCATTGAGAACGGTAAGAGTGAAAACAATAGTCGCCAGTGTAATCCAAAATAGAATTCCACCAATTGCGAATAACTCAAGAAATGTAGTAATCATATATTTGTTTATTTATTTGTTTTTACTTGTAATCAGAGATATTGTGTTGAGTAATTTCGAGATAACTATCATAGTTATCACCAAAAATACGTTCGTATAAATCAGAGACATCATATTTTTCAAAAAGATCATATACGGCTTTCACCAGCGGGTGAGAACGATTGCGATCAGGATCACTAGATCCATAATCGTTTCTTTCGACTGTATTAGATTCAGTGTCTGTGATTTCTACATCTTCATAATAAAGACTAAAATTCGTTGGGCTGCCATCATTAAATTCATGATTATTGATCAGAATTTTAATTTTTTGCAAAGTTGGATTGTCAGTAAACAATTGCTTTAGATTTGCAAAAAATTCTTCTTTTGCTTCATCCTTTAGCTTGCTTACGATTGCGGTTTGCTCAGTCAGTTTATTGATAATATCATTATTCATATATGTTAAAAATAGATAATTAATGTTGGTATTTTGTCTAATTTTGCTAATTCTAGTGAGTTTTTTGTACCGTTACTTACTCCGTCCCAAAATGCGATAACAAAATCGCTGTTGTCAATTATTTCTTGATTGCGAATAAAGCCAGCACGTTTGCCATATTTATTCCAATCAGCAGGAAATTCAATATAATTGAGTTTTCTTTCAATTGCATATTGCTTTCCAAGAATATCTGCACCGCTTGCAGCGCCACTAACAATAGTATCAGTTTCTCTTACGAGTCTATTACAGACTATTTTTAGCATTTCATAGTTTTGAAATGTTCGACTGCCAATAATCGCATAATTCATTACGTTTTTGTATTAAATGATTCAATCGCCAACCGTGTTGCTTCGTCTACAATTGCACGTTTGTTGCAAGAATACAATCCACAACTATTGAAACTGTTGAATTCCATCAACCAGAAATTACCGTCATTGTCCATACAAACATCAGCGGCAAACATTTTAGCAGGATAGTATCCTACGTCAAGAACCTTTTCGACCAGTTCTGTTGCTCCAATTGGAGCACTTGGAATACTGGTTATCTTACCTTGATATCTATAACAACTCTTGGCAATAATTTTCTTTTCGCTGGTAACAATATATCGCCATTCACCAATTACATTTTTTGGTGTACTAACAACTACGATATCAGTGTCATTGGCATTACAAACAATATTATTGGAAAAGAATCTATCAAAATCCTGTAAATCAAGCAATTGACCCGCAAAACTCTTTTCGCCGCCGCTAGGGCGAATGAAAATCATTGCTTCTTTGGCATATGTTTGATAAACCTCCCATTTGTTGGCTTTCAATGATTCCACCGTCAGAAACTCATAATTGTCATTGAACAACAAATGTTTGAATTTGGGATAATAAGCAGTGCATTCAAACTTGACATTATCATCCCAGATAATAGGATAACATCCCCGATTCTTCAAATGATTATTTACCAATTTTGCCATTTGGATGCTGCCGTGAAACAATATACATTCATCGTCGAACGCAATATGTTTGTATTCAAACCCATTCTTTCGACCAATAATGGTCAATGGTTGCTCGGCATCCTTCACAGCTTGAATCATCAGAAACATGTCTTCTGCTTCTGTGAAGTTTTCAATGATCCAATGGCACTTGGTTTTCATTTTTAATCACATCCACAACTACCACCGGAATCAGAAGATCCACAATCAGATGAAGATCCATAATCAGATGAAGATCCATAATCACTGGAACTATCCGACATTGCTGATACTATTCCAATAATAGAATTAGAATCATTCAAACTACTATTCATATAGGAATCATTGTTGCTACGGCGATTGTTCGTGTCCTTTTTATTTTTGTTTTTGTCGTTGTTGTTCATAATTTTATATTTGTTAGAAATACAGTTGATGCTTATTGTTGGTACGCTTTGGCTTTTTGTTCCATTTGGCATCGTCTTTGCATCCGGTAGCCATGACAATAATCAACAGGGTAGCAATAATTTTCATGTGCATAGACTAGCTACTGTGACGCACGATGTCAACAAAAAAGCCTCCCTTTTTCAGGGAGGCTTTGCTTACCCATGCTTCAGAAAAACCACCCAACGGTTTCCACTTCGCTGTTATTGATGCAATAACCCTCCAATGGAATCACAAGTCCACCGGTTGGCACCTTGTTGCCATCAGGATCAATACCACCAAGCTCCAAAATTACAATTTCTGGATTTGGAACCTGCGATACGGCATTGTATTCGACTACGGTCGCAAAACTAACATCAATTCCAGTGGTCTTTGGACGCTCAGTTGCTTCACCATAAGAAATGAACTTCTTATTAAAGCCAACATCCTTTCCATCAATGTGAAATTCAAAACTTTCGGTCCATTCAAGATCGGCAGGAACCCAATTTTCAGACTGAGGAGCCTGAAAAAGGCGATTATTTCCCTCATTCAGCAAACGACCACGATCACCAACTCCCAACCAATGAATTTCATTGAAAATGCGAACATCAACATTTTCATCAACAATACGTGCAAATAAATAAAATTCACCATTTGCCTCACGCATCTTGAGCAATACAAACGTGGCAAGATTGTTGCTTTCCTTTACCTGAAGACTGTTGATAATTTCAACCTTTTCTCCACGAATCTTCACCTTGTCACCATTCTTGACACTAAGCCAATTCTTAATTTTCATAATTATATTTTAACTGTTGTTTTATTTGTGATTAATCAGTCTTTGCAGCAATAGCCCATGCAATCAAAAAGATCACAAACATAGTTGCAAGAACCATCATAAATCCCCAAAAGAATCCAATGCCACTGCTGGTAGTATGCACTACGGTAGTGCCGCCACCACCAACATAAGGTGCCGAAGGATAATGATAGTTATGATGATGCATCAGACTATTCATCATCATAGCATCAGACATAATATCATACGCAATCCATGCACCAAGTGTATTGTAATATCCATATCCACCAAATCCACTATTATAAACAATATTATATGTACTACCGCCATTGCTATAGGTGCGAGGAATATAATCGGGACGCACAGTAGGTTCAGAATTAAACTTGGTAGGATACTTATCTGCATATTTGGTCTTGAAGTCGCTCATTGCGGCATCCTTGGTCTTATATGCAGTTCCACTCTGGATAGCCTTGCGCTCCAATGCAATGTCACCCTTGCTAGGTGCCTTGTAACTGGTAGAACCACTAGAATCAGTCAATTTCTGACTATTTCCCCAAGTGGAACTAGAAGAAGTTCCCCATCCACTTGACTTCTTTTCAACGGACTTAGAGGAATCACTTGAAGACCATCCGCTAGACTTGCTCTTATTATCAGACGATCCACCGCTAAAACTGCTAGAATTCTTGCTGCTGCTTCCCCATCCACTAGAACTAGATGACGAAGATGGCGCAGGTGCCTTTGGAGATGAAGACTTGCTACTTCCCCACCCACTGCTTCCAGAACTCTTGGTACTGGAAGAACTAGAGCGACTAGAACTACCGCTACTAAAACTGCGGCTGGAACTAGAGCCACTACTGCGGCTGGAACTAGAACTAGAACCATTTCCCCGGCTACTAAATGGACGCGCCATAAGAGGCTCGGTAGCCATTGCAATTCCCAAAACGGTGATAATAAACAGATTTTTAAACTTCATAATTATATTACATACGGTGTTTTACTTTCGACGCCAACCACTCTACGGAGAATTCAGTACCAAGTCAACAGCTTTCTTTGTGACGAGCGAGTTTTTTGCAGTGCCACTCGTTTCTCTACCGAGACGAACCTACGCAGCATCATAATTATTTTTTAATCGCTGCTATCACTTCCACTGTCACTACTATCACTGCTACTCCAATCGCAATCAAAATCAGTGATGTCACCACTACCGCAAGACGGACATTTACGAAGAATATAAATGACCAAAATTACAACTAAAGTGATAATTGCGATAACGAGCAAGATTTCAAAGGGAGTTAGCATAAAATTTATTTTGACATTGTTTACAGAGTAGAACTGTTACATTATCTATTAATGTCCATTTTGCAACATGAATGTGTGTTGGTACGTTACAAACATCACATTTATCCCATTCCATTTCGCCGGGAATATTAAATGAGTTTAATGTTTTTTCCACCCATTCAATTGACCATGGTTCATTCACTGTCAGTGGGTTTGAACATATGCAGTGGCACATACGAAACCAAAATATGGAAAATTACAATAATACTGATAACTTGTAAAAGATCCAATCTGGAAATATTGGTGTTTTCTGCAACACCATAATTCCATACAACCCAAAACAAAAGTGGGCGAATTGACATAAAAGCAATATCGACCATTACACCAAAGAAATCAAGCCAAGTAATTCTAAATTTGTTCATATTCAATGGGTCAATCATAGAGCAACATCGCACAATGTCAAGACACTTGTCATTCAATTTCATCTGGAGTAAAATCATTTGTAACAACTAATTCCGTAATGTTTACAGTACCCAAACTTGTTATATTTATTCTATTACTATATATTCCGTCGTTGCTGATTATATCAATATATGCTTCGTCACTTGTTCCATCTGGTTGAAAAACAATATTAGTAAATGAACAATCTATTATTTTTATATCGTCCTTAAAATCAATTAACCACGTTATTTCATTGTCTATAGGTGAATTAATTATATTTTGTTGCGCATCAATTGTTATTTTATTAACATTCTGATTGTTCAGTGATTTGTATTTGTTATACATCAAATATGATTTCAACTGCTGTTTGGCTTCATCATATTGTATTTTATCTGTATTGTTATTGAATGTATAAACAATTGCCGCAGAAAATAACATTAGTATAATTACGGTCAATAATAACTCTACCAATGTAAATGCACATTTTGTTTTATTCATGCATATAAATAGAAAGGGACTCGTTGTGCGAGTCCCTTTTTCATTTTAATTTGTTTTTTCTGCGTTTATAGTCGATTCGTTTTTTTATTTTGTTTTGATCGAATCGTTCTTTTAACTTATCCAGCCAACAATAAACGTCAGCAATTTCTTCCTCAATTTTTTCTGTATGATTACGATAGCGTTTATTTCGCTGTTGTATCATTACAGCAGCTAATTCAACCAATTCTTCAATGGTTTTATTGTAAACTCTATCGTAGCGCATCAATGTATCATATTAAGGATGTTGCCACGGCCAACCTTTGATTTTTTCTACAGCATTGTTGTATGCTCCATAGTCAGTTGACCGTTCAGAAAACCAAATTTCCGAAATATCAACGGTGTATTTTGCAGAGTCTCCATCAGAACGAACCACTGCATTTGTTTTATTTGACTCCAGTACATTTAGAGTCTGTCCAAAATTCAGCTTTGGATGTTGCCGGGTAATTACCACTGCGCGTTTATAATTAGTATTCATTGTTCTTTTTAAATGTTGGAATTGGAACCATCTTATGCTTGTTTTGAATATTGAATTTATTGTAAATCTTCAATACTTCCAGTTCACGGGCGGTGCATTCTTCAATTTTATATCCGTGAGTCTGCAATAGTTCATTAAACTCCATCGCCCATTCAAGCTCTTCATACGAAGCACCAATTTGGTCTTCGTCGCTACGATTATCTTCCCAAAGACCATCAGTAGGCACAGCATTGACAATTTCATCAATAATTCCAAGTTCTTTTGCAAGATTTCGCACTTCACTCTTGGTCAAATCAGCAATTGGACTAATATCAACACCACCATCACCATATTTGGTATAAAATCCAACACCAAAATCTTCAACTTTATTGCCAGTTCCAACAACCAACCCGTTTCTATAACTAGCAATCTGATAAAGAGTTACCATGCGAAGGCGGCTCTTGCTATTAGCCAAGCCAAGCGCATTAGTGAAATCTTTTGGATATGTCATCGCGTCTTTAAAGACATCATAAGTTTGCGACAAATTAATTTCGAAAGTTTGAACATTGGCAAAATTATTATCAAGCCAATTACAATGATTGCGAGCACGTTTCAATTGATTTGATTCCTGATCGATTGGCATACTTACTGCAATTGTTCGCAATCCAGTTCGGGCACACAGTGTGCTAACCAATCCACTGTCCACACCACCACTTACACCAATTACCAATGACTTGATATTGGCATTAATGGCATAATTATTAATCCACTCAACAATATCGTTTCCTAGTTTAGTATAGTTCATAAATTTTACGTCGTTTAATCTACCATGACCGTTTTCTCAAGTCAACACCTTTCTACTACGGAATTTTAGTAAAATCAAGACGATCACAATCGTTCATTCTGGCACTAATTCCATCGCAAAGATGCAATAACCATGCCGCTTTGGTTTTTGGCATTACGGGACTTCCCCATTCACGGCGACCGTGATGTGCCAGAATATTGTGCAATACAGCATCATGATATTTATCATGAATTTGTGGAACAATGGTAGATGCATCGTGCCAAATTAAACCACTACGGCTAATATGATGAATCAGTCGTTTGTGTGGTGCAGATGCAAAATGTATATTATCCACTGTTATATAATCATATAATTTACCGCTGTCATGAAACAATATTGACAAATACAATTCAATAGGATCAATATCCAATTTAAGATCGTATTTGGCATTAAATGCAAGCACCATTACTTCATGTGTATGAATAGTTAGTCCATTTGTACCATAATGGTGTTGTTCGGGTTTACTGCTACCCGACCATATATCAAATCGCGTATCCTCAAGCAATTCAACGGCAACCTTGTAAACATCAGTGCCGAGTGCCATTGCTTGATCAATTAGTTTCAACGTACTTGTGTGCATAATCTATATTAATATTAACTGTATATACAATAAGTCCAATTTGAATCAATACATTTTTCCATTCTTTTTTACAATCGTCATCATCACACAAACTGGTTGGAAAATGTAGTTTAATGCCAACGAAAAGTCCGCCACCATTACGTGCATTAAGACGCCATTCAAAGTTAATGTTCATAATTTTACCAATGATGAATAATACTTGAAATTACAAATACGCCAACAATAAAATTAAACATTACCAGTATAAATCGAATGAAAAAACTGGCAAGTGCATATTTGATGGGTAACGCAGGAATATCAGGTTTACAATCATCTGTGGTTCCGACACGATGATCTATTGTTCTAGCTAGTGTTAGAAAAAATTTATTTGTAATCATTGATTAGTTTTAGTTTTTCTTTTCTAGTGTATTGTTTGATTTGCCACTCACGTTTCATGGCCTCGCTTTTATTGTCAAAAACTTCACTATATACCAATTTAACAGGCAATCGTGTTTTTGTATATTTGGCGCCTTTGCCCTTGTTGTGCGCGGCAATTCTTTTGTTTAGATTGTTTGTATATCCACAATACAACGTATTGTCACTGCATACAAGCAAATAACAATAGTGTGTCACACTTTCTCCATCTTCCAATCAGGAATTTCACAATTGGTGAACCAAAAGAAATCTTCATCAAAACTATAATAGAAATTCATGTTTGTAGCTTGATTGATTGCTTCTATTACAGTTCTATTCTTTATGGATCGTGGTTTGCCACGAAATTCCATATTAGGATATTTGTTTCTTATTTCTTCAGCTACGTGTATGTTCATTCATTCGCATATCCCAATACAACACAATCATCAATTGTATATGCATGTGAATCTTTAATTGTGTACTTCCATGTCTTTTCTCGTTCGTTAAATACACGACAAGTTACATATCCACGATATGTAATTGAACCACCTTTTAGGTAATATTTCACATAATCACCGATCTTATATTGCGGAGGATAATCAATCAATAGTTGCAAAAAATGACCATGATTGTCAACCTTTGGCTTCTGAACTTGTGGATTCGGATTCATGTATAGGTTCAATTCTTACATTTGGAATTTCTTTAATACTACGCATACATTCAAAAATGAACGGACAAACGTATTCAGCTTCATCGCATTCGTTTTCTTTATCGTATGGTAGCAATGCTATACACTTATAGCACTCGTCATAGTTGCCGTCAAGAAAAAGTTGAAAAATATGCAATTGTCTATGAAGAACATCGTCTTCAAAACAACTATTTAATCTTTCTCGCTCTTTCTCAACGTCAAAATTGACAAATTGAGTTATGGCGTAAATCATAATTTATTCTTCGTTGGGTTAGTCTCTATTGAAAATAATAGCACAACACTGTACTACCATTTTCGTTACTACCAACACAATCAAAAATGTCAAAATTGGATGTATAGATGCAAATTTATAAAATTCATTCATATTAATTGGGTAATTTACCTTCGTGTTTTAACTTACGATATTCTTCGCTTTCAATCAAACCGTCTCTTCCTAAAGAAGTTCTATAATACCAATTTTGGTGTTTTCCAAATGTAAAAAACAAACTGGTAACAGGACCATTTTCGATTCTATGAATACGATGAAAATATTTACGGCCACCAAAACCAATACTAAATGGTCTCTTGGTTCGATAAGCACTGCTTAAACTGATACCAATAGGCCAAAAAATATTGCCAATTGAGGATTTCTTCAAGTATTCTTCAACATATGATCCTTTGATGATAATTCCGAAAAATGCCCATGGATGACTGTGCATGTGCAAATCTTTGTCGTGTTGATAGATTTTATGCCAATACACAGAGAAATATGAAGTTTCAACTATGGCGAATCGCTTAAAATGCAATACGCCATTTTTACTACGAATTTCTTTTACCCATTTAAACAATTTCATCGCCATTCTCCAATTTAGCAATTTTTTCCATACGTTTTTTATTTTCGATAAATTGCTCAATCGCTTTAATATCAGTTTCAATACTGTGTCCATTGGCTACAATAACTATTGGACCACTGTAATCACTATTGTAGACAAACGTAGTTTTTCCGTATGAAGAAGAATGCATAAATTAATTGTTATTTTTTTCTAACACAACGCCATATCGAAATTCATAATCTTCATGCTCTCCAATACCACAGATTTGAAAAGTACCAACCACAACAGTCCATCCTGCTGAAAGGTGTGTATTTACACTATCTTGGAATTCGTGACAACTAGTTTGAATGATCATTTTTTGAATTTTCATAATTTTATCGATCAGCTTTGAAACAATTATCGGGATCAATACGGGCATAATTTGGAGTTCCCAAACCAGTCAAGCCCATATACAAAAAGGTAACAGTCTTGCCAATCCATTTATTTTTATTTTTAAGAATTGCAGCACGAACTTCATAGCTACCCTTGAAAACAGCATCAAATGTAATATCTTTCCATTTGAGCGTAACATTTGTTGCGGCACCCTTCCAATTGCCATCACCATCTGTAATATCAAGAATTACAGCTTCATCATCGTCTTCAGCTTTTACTTTTACAAGATTCTTGCTGCGCTTGTGTTCATAGCCACTGTCCATCTTGCGAAGCATGCCGCCTTCCTGTTGATCCGATAGAAGAGTTTTAAACAGTTCGTTCATATGCTCTTCGGATTTGACGATGTGCGTCGTCACTTTCACAAAATAATCAGAATGCGGAATTACATTACCATCAATAAATGCTTTACGAACATTATAAGGAGCGGTTTCACTAAAATCATAGGTGGACGACGTAAATCCATATCCATCGTAAATATAGAATTTTACAAGCTTTTCACTCTGCTCCAAATCACAGGCTTGAATATGCTTGGTCTTGCGAATCAGCTTGCTAATTTCATTTAGCTGCTGACGAAGCTCGTTATTAAACAATTCACCATCAAGCACAGCATCAGGGTGCTTGTCAAAAAATGGCTTAAGTGCGTTTTCAATGTGTGGCACACTTGCATACTTTTCACCTTTGCGGGTGAATAATCCATTCTTGGTAGCAACACAACGATTGCCGTTATATTTACATTGCATACCCCAAGTTTCTTTTTGGAAATTTGGCTTTTTGCTCAAATCCTTCAAAGGCTTTGCCAACATCGGCTCAACATAATTGGTGCCAGATGCAGCATCAGCTTCATCTTCATGATAGCCAGTCTTTAATTGCTTTTTATACTTCGCTTCAATTTCGGCAGTGGCTTGTTCACTTGCACTTGTTGCATTTTTCTTGCCTACGTTTTTGGCTTCGGCAGTGCTCCACTCGCTAGTTACAATTTGTCCATTTTTGACTCCACTGTGAGTTCGATACAAACGGCCCGTTTGTTCCATGTACCAAATACGGGTATTGTTGTTGCTGTCTTTTGCGTAAAGAGTAGGAAAAGTCTTGTTCATATACGTGTCTATGTTAGCAGTTTATGGGTTGTAGTCAAGTACCTACTTCATCTTTTCAAAAGTGCCGCCATCGGTGCTATACCAAACTTCACCAATATTAAATTGATGAATTATTCCCTGACATCCAATACAAGGTTTACTGTTTTTAATATCGTTATTACGACCGATTCGAACAACAATTAATTTATATTTATTTAGATTTTCTTTGCCGCTTTTAAGACACGCATTCACTTCAGCGTGAATACCTGTATGTTGATAATCTTTGTAATTGTGGCCCTTTGTAATCGGATGACTCTTTGCAAGATTGATTCCAATATGTACAATTTTGCCTTTCTTTACCAAGAACGCGACGTGACTTGTCCTCCTTTCAATATTAAGAGGACACATCGCTTTTGCTAAATCAATAGTTCGCCTTTCCAGATGTTTATTCATCTGGAAAGACGTTATCATGGTTCTATCGAAAGTCAATAACTTTCTTTATTCGGCGGCATCGCTGCTGTTGCGTCCATGATGGTCGCTATACAATGAATTGGATGGAAGCAATGGCTTATTATTCATGATTTTAACCAAATCATCAAAACTATAGGGTTTATAGTCGTTTCCATCAACTCCCACATCCAACAATTTACCAAGTTCTTTGCTATCAGTTCTGGAAACTGGCAAATTATAATGTGTATGTCCACAAAGCATCCAACTACCATGATGCTTTTTGTTCCACACAACCATCGGATAATGCGACATTACAATAAATTGTCCATTTACTGTGGTTTCACAATATCCATAGTGATAATTGTAAAATCTATGTTTATTGCGTCTGGCAAGCTTGTCGTGATTGCCTTCAATAAACACAATGTATCCATTCAATCTATTAATTACACTTTCAAATAGATAATCGTCACGACCAAAGCTGAAGTCGCCCAAATGATAAATTAGATCGTCCGGCTGAACAACTGCATTCCAGTTTTCAATTAGTTTATTGTTCATTTCGACACTATCTCGAAATGGACGATTACTATAACGAATTATATTCGCGTGGTGGAAATGCGTATCGCTAGTAAAGAACGTATTACTCATATATTTACTTAGCTTTCAGATATGCACACAATTCATCATTCAACAGAATGTCAATAAACGAATCGTCATCCACAACCTTATCAAGGTCCAATACATTTACAAATCCAGTGTTTGAAAACTGGTCGGCAAGCACTGTTAGAAATTCAAAGTTGCCACTACCAATACCAATAAACTGAAAATAAATATTTACATTGTTCTCTTGACAATTTTTAATTAGTTCCAGAGTATCTGCTTTATCAGAGTTTTCACCATCTGTAAAGAAAAATACAATTACAGGATATCCGCTCTCACTTGTAGAATGTAGCTTGGTTTCAGTTTTGGTGCTGTTGAAAAGACCAAAAAAGCTCTTTTTAGTGGACGTGGATTCACGAATAAACTTGAATTCATCAAGATTCGATTTCAATACAGGAGCGTAATCGGTTCCACCCCACTTTTTAACGGCACCATTATTCAATATATACTTGCGAATATAATCGCTATAATTGTCTTTGGTGGCATTTGGTGTAATATGATCGTGTGATTCACCATCATTAAACGTAAACGTATCAACCTCTTGGTTGTCGTCAAATAGAATGCCAATAGGCAACACTTGCTGAAATGCCTTTTGAAACAATCCACGACTATACATGTCTTTTGTTGATCCGCTTACATCCAGATCAATCACAATATGTGCCTTGATATTCTTTACCTGCTTTTTATCAAGTACGAATCGTGTCTTTTCCACTGCCTTTTCAAGTACGAATTTGCTCATAGTTTAATTTTATTTAGAATTTCTTGTTTCTTATTCTCGCTGATATTTACGAAAGTTTTATTGTTATACCACGTAGGCACTTCTACAGAAAGTGTATCCTGAATGATACTAATCATTTTAATGATAGTTTCATCTAACAATTCAAGTTGCTTTTTACTCAACTTGAATTGTGTATTCAATGATTCCAAGCTGATAATACGTGAAGTAAATGTATCTTTATACTGATTTGGAATAAAATCCATTATGAAATTACCGGCAATTACATTTACTAGTATTTCGTGCTCTAACGCAATGGTATTCTGCATACAATTCTTGATAACTTCAAGAAGATTATGCAGCATAATTGTATTTTTCTTCAGCAATTCATTTTTGACTACAATCTTGCGATAAATCGCTTCTGTATTGTTTTTATTGAATAGCTTTTTGATTATTCCATTGGTTTTTGTGTCGAGTTCAATCAACTCTCCAATTTCATTGATCAATTGTTTGGTCGCCGACAGCAACACACTGCCATTGATATTTGCAATATTTTCAACCAAATCTGTATATTTTTCTTGGGCACTATATCCCCAATTGATAATATCAGTTTGATTAATTTGTTCGCAATTGGTAGTTAAAATCAATTCTACAGCTTTGTTAAGAACAGCATCATTGATTTTAGGATATTTATCTTTCAAATCAACTACACTAACTTTGATCCTATTGCGAACAATTGCTGTTTTTCCAAAAATTTGAGAAGGCTCTGATTTGGACACCTTCTCGGTCTTGGTAATAACATTCCCCGAAAACAATACGGAAGGCGTAACCTTTGTAGAAGAAGGTTCATCCGTCTTTTTAATAGACGCATTTCCAAATATTGTTTTCGGGGTCATGTTTATACTAGTTTAATTTTAGGACAACTTACCAAGAATGTCGCCCAAATCTTCATTATTGCTACCAGCACCAACTGCGCTAAATGACCAACTACCAGTGTCGGTATCCTTAATCAGACTACCAACCTGAATACTGATAGCATTATCAAACTCCTTCTGCAAGTCATAACGGCACAATTCGTTGTTGGTCTCCATATCCACTACACGAATATATGCACCGCTGATGGAACCAAACTTCTGAATGCGCTTCTTTGCCTCGTAAATGGTAATAAAGAAGCTAACTTCAGTGATGTCGCTCGGCAAATCACTCAACTTGACAACACTCTGCTCGGCGTCAGTATTTGTACCATTTGCACCAATACGATTGTCGCCAGTGTGTGCAATGCTGCCATCTTCGGTAAGCAAACTCTTATTTGCACCCTTCTTTAGGTCAGAATTTGCATAGCAAACAGCATGCGAACCCTGATTGTAAAAGGTAGGATTACCAGCAACATCACGAACACAACCAAACACACTCAAATCAATATCAAAAGCAGAACCATTGGAAGAATTAATCTTCCATCCAGTTCCAACAAGAACATTACGAATGCCCTTGTCGATATTGAACTTATTACCCTTCTTCAGATTAAACGTAGCCATATATTTATTTTTTACAGTTTAGTGACAATAGCCTTGGCTTCTACCAACTTGGTACGAGCTTCGGCAAAACGTAGTTGATTGTTTTTGTTTTCTTCCTCAACCTTGGTATAGATTGTATCGATTCTCTTGGCAATGTCAAGCAACTGTTCAGCATCTTCCAATCGATGAATACCCTTGCTCTTTTCAGCATTGACAGCCACATCTTCCAGCAAATCGTTGCTATGACTCTGCAATGCCTTGCGAAGTTCACGACGTTCCTGATTCATAATTTGAACCGTCTGAATTTGATGAATAACACTCAATTTGATAAGAGTGCTCTTGATATCATTAAATTCCTCCAGCACAGTATTTGCAGTTTCACCAAGTGTGGTCAAACTTGCGCCTTCACCAAGTCGAATATATTCCATTTCAACAGGACTCTTGGCGTATGCGGTTTCAAGTACAACAACACGGGCTTGAAACATGTCAAGTGCCTGTTTGAATCGCTTGCACGATTCAGCCTTAACTGGATCTTGACTGTTCTTAGCTTCTTCCAATTGCTTGTTATATTCGATCAAAGCCTGATTATAAATCGCACGACCAGCTTCGACATAAATACCAACTTCCTCAATATTGTCACGATAGCTGTCGCCCAACTGATGCAATCGACTGGTGCTCTCAATTAGCTTATTGGCTTCGTTTTGAATTGACAATTCCATTTCTCCAATCAACTCACGTAGAGTGGTGGCTTTCTTGGTGATTAGTTCATTGATCTTGGCATTTGCCTTTTGCATGCGCCCGGCAACGCTGCTCAGACCAACACTTTCAAGAATATTGGTAAAGAATCCCTTGTTGATGCTTTTACGAATTTCCGCTTCGATTTCACCAATATTTGCTGTATTGATACCCTTCTTAAGTTGCCGAAACAACTCAAAAAGAACAGGACTGTTGCCCTTGGTAATTTCCTGCAACATCACGTCCATCTTTTCAGAAAGACCCTTTTGCAGATGATGACCAAACAGAACAACCTGCTTTTCGTCCATCGACGTGAAAGGCATGCTATTTGCAATTTGCATTGCCTGTTGCTTGGCAGTATCACTCAACACAATGTTCAAATTGGCTGACTTTGCAGCAACTGCCATATTAGATTTGTTCGTGGCACCAAACAATACAGTAGGATTGTCGTCCACGGTAATAGTAGTAGTATTACTCATATATTTTTATATTTAATTTGTTAATTCTTGACCTTCTTGAATGCGGTATCCTTGAGCAACGAGAATCCAAGAATAATCGCCACACCAATGATTTCACCAATTTCACCAATTTCAACCTTCATATGTTCAATTTTGTCATGATGCTTATGAATCAGATTGCCAGCCCAAATAAGAAATTCACTGGTATGAGCCAACAACATACTGACACCGAGAAATCCAAGAATAATATATGCTGCATCCTGAATGCTAGGAAACCGCTTCATCAACCATGACGTAACCTTGGTGGCAACGGCCAACATGGCAATACTCATGGCAACACCAATGAAAATAACCGTAAGATTCTTGGTCATGGACGTAATCGCCACAACATTATCCAAAGAAAGACTCAAATCAAGAATTCCGATTGCGGCAAGTGTAGCGAAAAATCCCTTTTGCTTGTGTGCAAATCCTTCCATTTCCTCTTCCTCTTCACGGAAATGCGACCAGCACAGATGAACCAGATACAATGCACCAAGAATCTGCACCCACGGATTATTGATAATAAACGCAGTGAAAAACAATGCAATAAATCGAAACAATGCGGCAAGAACCATACCGAGATAAATTGCCTTTTGACGCAAATTATCTGAAAGATGCTTGGTCATGGCGGTGATTGCAATACTGTTGTCACCGCTCAATGCGGCGTCCATGACAATAATAGATGCAAGAATACCAACTTCCTTGGCACCAATAGGCTGAAACTGATTAAGAATATTAGCGAACATGTTATTTTTTGTTTTTTAGATGTTTTGTGTTACCGACTTTCTACGCTGATGATCCTAGCAGGTTTCTATACTTCGTCAACAAAAAAGCTCCATCTTTCGATGGAGCTTTTTTTGTATTTGATTTTTTTAGAAATCCTTGCTGTCCGCCTTGACATTCAAGGTTGCGGCAACCTTCTTGGCACTGTCATCAAGAGTGTAACCAAAGCACTTGACGTTAATTACCAAATCAGTCATTGCAGCGAAACTGAAGTTTTTGGTAACACCGACCCACTTCTTAACTTCATTCGGACCAATCTTGAGCTTGTTAATAAAGTATTGCTCACGAATCTTGGCATCAGGAAAGCCAATCTTAACAATACGATCAAAACGACGTGGGCGATTGATAATACGCTTATCCAACTCTTCAGGATAATTGGTGGTTGCAATGTTGAGCACATGGTCAACCTGATTCTCACCATCCAAGCAACTGAGCAAATCGCTCTCACCGTAACGGTCAATGATGCTATCAATGTCTTCAAACAAACAAACAATTGGACGATCCGGCTCATATCGACGGAACCAAGAAAGTCCCTCTGCAAAATCTTCTGGATCATTGCGACACATGAACGCTACACCACCATTGCGGATGGTAGCAGAAACAATCTGCTCGGTAATTGCAGTTTTGCCACTACCCGGAGGTCCATAAAACATATATCCACGACGCTGCAAAAATCCATATTGCTTGAACTTATCAGCGTTGTTCCAGAAATTCTCGATTTCAGCAAGAATTTCAGCAGCCATACTATTCTTGAACGAAATCAATTCGTCAGTCTTAACAGTCTGGCGATAATAGCTATATGTACCGTCCTGATTTTGTGCAATTGTATAAAATGCAGACGGCAAAACCTTAGTATTGCGTCCTACAACAAAACAATTGCCCTTGTTTCCCTCGGCCCAACTAAACTCATTCAACTCAACATTTGCGACATTTACATTCATTTATTTATCTTGTTTGTATTTTTTTGTTAATTTGTTACTTACTACGATTTACTACTCTACAGAAAAAACCACGATAGTCAAGAGGGAATTCTCGTTTCGCTTACTCTTCCCCTATAATTTGCATCATTCCTCGTATGTTTACAGGTAATAGACCTTTATTAATTCTTATTACGTCAGATCAGCTATGACTATCGTGTTTAAATTAAATTTTGATATACAGATCAGGAATGCTATCCGCCAAAGGAATCACAATATCTTCAATTTGTTCCATTGATTCATAACCATATTTTCCCATGCCGGGAATAGAAAGTTCCGACCACTTTTGACGGCATTCCTTTGCAGTCTCTTTCAATGGAGGTAATTCATTACCATCTTTATTGTAAGCAATTACATACGACAATCGATTGTCATAGGTGTTATCATTGAATTCGCTATTAATAGCGAGCACAAGTGAAGTGGCTTCCTTGGGATAATATTTACGAGCAAATGCAATATGCTCTTTATACTTGTCCGTTGGAAACACAAAGCCAAGGGCTTCAAGCTCTTGTCTCGTAACTTTGCGATAAATTTCTTTATTAGACATATTTTTTACTGAATCCTTTGTTAAAGGAGTAAAAGTTGAATTTTTCATTTAGTACGTTGCAATATCACTGGATTCAAGTGTAATACCAAGACGATCAATCTTCAATCCAAAATAATTGCCATAGAGAGTCAATAAAATTGAATCATCAATTTGATCAAAAATAGCAGACGCTTCACTAGCTAAATTTGCATGTTGCTCTCTGGTTAGACCAGTGTTTTCTACACATTCATCATCGTCCCAATCTTCATTGTCAATATCCATGTAAGTGTATGCATTGATTTGGATGCTATCGCTATCCTTATAAACATAATCTGAATAATTGTTATCATCGTAGCTTTGCTGGGCATTGATCTTTACAAAGTTTGCCGATGGATTCTTTTCAAAGAATTCCTTGAATTGGGTATTCAGATAATTGGTAATTGCATTCTGCAATTCCTTCTTTTGCTTCGCGTACAATGCGTTAATTTCAGTCTTAAATGAAGTCATAATATTTAATTGATTAATTGTTAATAGCCACAGTCGTAATCTTCAACAGTTACACCTTCGCGGGTAGCGACCACGCGAAAATTGCTTCCAAAATGTGACTGATAAAACTCTTCCGGAAGAATGTTTAGATATTCAGTCACAATATCACTAAGTTGACTATTAACATCGTTGGAATAATCATCACTTTCATCTTCATTGATTTCTGGATAATCAGTGCCAAGTGTAAAAGTACACTCTTCACCATCATTATAGCCCGGTACATATCCGGTAAATGCAAACTTCTTGAGTTCGGGATACGCTTCAAACATATTGTTTACAATCAATTGAAAAATAAGTTCATTGATTTGATGAACTTGCTCGGTGAGCTTTTCAACCGATTCCGACAATTCCTTAATTTTATTAATATCAGGTTTATTGAGTTTCATATTGTTTTAATCTCCAAAATCTGCTTTATGTGTTGCCACGTTATCATCTGTGGTACGGTGTGTCAAAGCAATTCTACGAGCAACTTTTGCGTTTTCCATTCGCTCAAAACTAGGAGGCACACCTTTACCATTTTGCATCCATCCCTTGTAATTCATGCGATTAAAGAAAAACGAACAATTGATATTGTAGTTTTTCACTTCCATCTTAATATGGGGATAAATACGCGGCAAAATAATACCTATAAACCAGCTATTGTGCGTGGCAAATAGTCCTTTGACCTTGCCAGTAAGATGTAATGGTGCCATCATGGTACGATAAACATCTGTATGTTCTTGAAAAAATGCAGCATTGTCGCTCTGAAAATCTTTAATGATACTTTCATCATCTGCGTGATCTTCAATTTCATCAGTGAAATCGGTCAAAGTAGGAATAAACTTGCCACCATAATCGGCAACAATATGATCCTGTTCAAGCATATCCTTCATATTTACAGGTTTGCCACCTTTGATATGAATGCTATTTCCAAAAATAGGAATCATAGCTTCCTTGACGAAAAACATCGTATGAGTAAGAAATCGATGTTTATTTGTAGCTTCAACTTCTTTGCTACAATCAATAAAGTCGTGGATACCATAGTAATCACTAATTTCTCCACCTCTCCGTTTAACGCTCAACTCTGCATGGATCGTTGCATTCATAATGTATTTACAAGTTCAGGGTTTTCAAACACATTGCCGATCACTTCATATTGATGATTTTTACCAAGGCTGATACCAAATCCACAGTGTTGTTGATTGTATTTTACTTCAAACGACACAAATCCATTGGTATTGTTGTTTTGCCAATATTTTCTTACAATATCACCTTCGTAAATTTTACGTCCGTTTTTATCACGCAATCCTGTGAATTGAGTAATTACGCAATTTGTATCGTTTTCACTTTCGTTTAGAAAATTCTCAACATTTCCGTTTCCAGTGATTCTAAAATATTCATTATCAATGAATTCTTTGTTGATTGTATCCCATACACGGAATTTAAATCTGTTCATATGCTGTTTAAGAATAATATAGACCGTAACCAAATTGAACATTTAGATTCTTATCCCAATAACCATTGATATATGGAGTTTCATCGTTCACATTAACTTTCTCCAAAATTGTATTCTCGGGAAGACTCAATTTAACGAACCAAATCCAAATTTCAGTGAACGTGTCAGAATCATATTCTATGTCCTCACCTACTTTCAAGTCGTTCTTCCATCCATCAAAATCATATTTTTTATTGTCAAGAAATGCCTCTTGAAATCCGTGTTTTATAAGCTCCGTAAGTGCTTTTGCTGGTATTCCGGAACGTTCATATTCGGTCGCAATTTGATATTCATCACGCTCTTTCCAATTTCGATTAAGACCAGTGTAATCTTCATTATGATGGAAAGAAACGCCGGTCAACTTGCAACTATCCTTGTATGCCTGCTGGATAGTTTTTACGTTAACATTACTTTGTAGTAATACTTCTTCAGATTTTCCGTGGCCGTCGCCGGACCAATCACCTAAAACTAAGTACATTTTATTCATATATTTATTCAGTTAGAAACAACAGACCTTGTGAGTATTTGCGAATTTGTTTGTTGGTGGGACTGTCCGCGAGATTGCTCAACATATCCGCAATTTTGACTTCTCTGGCAAGTCCATTTAATTTAACTAGTTTGAGATATTCATCATAACTGCGACTGGGATGCTTTGTGAGAAGTTGGACAGCAACAACAATATCCTCTTCAATTCCCATTGTCAATAGATCGTGTGCGGTTACTTTAGTGTCTTCCAGTACATCATGCAGCAATGCTACGCAAACATATTTTTCACCCAAATGTGCGACACGCTTGGCGACAGCGTAAGGATGTTCAATATAAGAAGTTTTTCCGTCCCGTCTAAATTGACCAGAATGTGCCGAGATAGCAATTAAACGGGCTTTATCTACTTGTGAATTGATCTGTTGTTGTACTTCATCGTTCATTCACACGACTCTACAGAAGTTTTTTTCGATGTCAATGATTTTTATAGCCGGAACTCAGAACCCTAACGCTTCTTTTTCTTTGTCATTCAATTTACTGAGGGCAATTTTAATCAAATTTTGTTTTTCCGATTCCTTACGTTGTGCTTCTTCACGAATTAAACGCAATTCATCCCATTTTTTATGTTCAGTCCACCACGCCTCCAATCCTTCAATTTCATCAATATAATCGTCAGGCAAAGATGGATGTGAATAAAATTGCCCAGCCGATTTCATATTAATATCATGTTCCATTTCAAGGCGACGTAGTGTTGCACACAATAATTGTGTCACTTTGTCGAGTTCTTGTTTCAATTCATTTTTTTGTTTTGAAGATTGAATTTCTTCATCACTAGGATAATCATTATAGCAAGGCATAAATTATAGAAAATTGTAAGCGTAAATGCTGTTTTGGGTTTTGAACGTATTATCGGTAACTTCGGTTATTTTGCTTGTTTGAAAATAACCGTTGGCAGCTATACCATTTCGTTTAGTTCTAGCGACAAAAACTACATTGCCAACTTCAAGTGGATGCAATAAATTACCTTCAATTGAATATTCAATAGGTAAACTTTTGTTTTCGGAAATGTTATTTGCTGTACCGGGAACATACTTGTCTTTTTCCATAGGAGCAAGACCACCACCCACAGCAGCAATTTTCTTAATTTGAATAATTTTATTGAACTGTGACATAATTTAATTGAATTAGATTTATTTGAAAAATATTTGCCATTTGCTCCACATACTCAGGATTATATTGTGGACTACGAATGCTGTAATATACAGTGTTAATTTCTTTCTGCTTGATAACTTTGAGACATTCTATACATGGAATGTGGGTAACTGCAAGCAATTCCGCTTCGCCCGGCAAAATTCTGTTGAGAACATTACTTTCTGCATGAAATACCCATTTGCGTCGTTCGTCTCTGTTGCTCCAATCCATTGTCATTCCTTTTGGGGCACCATTGTATCCAAGAATGATACTTTTATCTTTCTTGATAATACAGGCGCCAACTTTAACATATGGATCTTCACTGCGATATTTGGCAATATCAAATGCCAAATTCATAGCTGTTTGTTCCCAAGTCAAACGCATTTTATTCTCCTTTTTTGAGACTTTGAACGGTTTCAACCAACAATTTATTCAAATCAGACAAGAAAATTTGTTCGCTATGACTCTCAGCATGAGGCATGCGATCAAATATTTTGTTGATCGATTTCTTCAAATTTCTCATAGTGACGGTTGGTTTGGTTCGTTCAAATTCGCTAATGTTAGTCATGATATTTTCCTTTTCTAATACGTTCAGTTAGTGTCAATACAAATACGTCATAGTTATCGAAACAACGTACATCATACCCGTATTTTTGTGGTCCTTCAATTCTCATTTTTTTAATCTTATCCTGTAAATGTGGCGTGTAATGTCCCTCACCAAACAATTTATAATTTATTTCCTGACTATTAACAAATGAATCTTGTGCAAGTTTGGTTTGAAACTCAACGTCAAATTTACGTTGATAATCTGACTCGCAGTAAATGTAAATTGATTGATAAGGACTAAATAGATTAGACATTAAACGCGCACCAAGCTCAAAAAGTGTAATTGGACAAAGGGTTTCGCTACTAAAGTAAAAAACAACAATATCAGAATCACTCAAATATCTGTGTTCCCAACGAATTTGGATTTCACTTTGGTTAGGGTCTTTAAGATCAAAAGATTTTCTGCGTGGATTATAAACAATACAATTTAAATCACGTAGGTCTTCAACAAGATCAAATTGCCAATCTTTACAATTGGTGATGCCACCGCCTAAAAATACTTTTGGCAAATCTTTATTGTTATCGTGTTCGTGATTTGGTGCTTCAATGTAAATCATATAACCTTTATTATTTATTCAACAGCAATGTCCGTGTTTCTTTGCCATTGCTTCGTATGTACCGTTTTTTCGTCCATCGCGCAATGCATAAATTTCTGCGTAGGTAGATTGTGTAAGAGAATCTATTGCCTTTACAATCTTTGCGATATTTTGATTTGTATCAATGTTTTTCAACATTGCACAGTGGTTTTCAAGAATAGTTTCAATTTGTTCACTCATGGTTACAAATAAATATTATTTCTTCTTTTTAGATAAGGATTTTTTTACTTCCGTTACACGCTTGTTTATATTTTTTAGAACCTGATCGGATTTCTTTTCAGAATACCCATAAAAAGTAATTTCCCAAAGAATTTCTGCAACCAATTGTTCATTTGTAATATTGGCATCAAGTGCAGATTGATCGACTATTACAGTGGAATTAACCAATTGCGTCCAATTGTTGCCAACAACAGCAAAAAACTTGTTGTATTTATTGAGGTTACAGTTATAATAACCTTCAGGATGATTGCTGCCGCCCCAAGGTTTGCAATCTTTTGGCGGTTCTACATATTTCAAATTCAAAAAAGAAACAAAATAATAACTTTCATCATTTCCTTCAATTGTGTTTATCTGATAGGAAACATACAATGGCATAGCCGATTTTGACTTTTTAATCGGCTTCAACATCATTTGAACAATAACATTTTTGAATACAGTCGTATATTCTTCAAATGAAGGACTATCTTTTTGGAGTGCATGCATGAAAGCCGTGTGTTTGTGATACAAAATTGTATACACTGACATCAGATTACAACTCACAAAAAGTTCTCGCAAGGTGGACAACGTTTTCATTGTTTGTAATGTAGCAGCACCCTTTTGAAGTGTCAATCTTATTTTTTGAAGACTGTTAATACACCAGTGAAAAAATCGTCCTTGTGTTTATATTTTTTTATCAATCTTTTCCATACACGTTGAGCAAGATTACTTGCCAAATGATAATTGGTACTTAAACTGCCTAATTTATTAATTGCATGTTCGTATAACATGCTACCACATCCTTTACCTCTGTAATTTACAATTACACTGGCAACTTTTACAAAATTGTATTTTCCTTTTTTTTGAATTGTGATATATCCTATATCTACATATTGTATTTTTCCGGGTAATTTTAATGTTAGTATGTATTCTACTTCTTTACTGGAGTATCGTTTTTCTACAATGTTTAAATAGCACCGCCAGTTTCTAGGAAGTTTCATGTGTTTGGATTTTATTAGATCGTATGCAAACATTTGTGCTTTTACAGAATATAAATATCTATTTATAATCAAAGATGCCGTGTTTTTGTGTTGACACATAAACTAAATCTGGTTAACCTAATTCATATGAATAAACAAGAGTCTGATGTTATCGAAGGAGTATTTTTTAAAATACGTGTAACCGTGACACAACAAAAATTAATTCGTATATTCAATGATCAAAATATTCCTTTTTATGACTTCAAACCCACATGTGATAAAATTGGCAAGTATTTAATAGATGAGGGATTTGTTGTTACAAAAACACCACGTATAGAAGTGAAAATGCCGTGAATAAATAATTTATGCAAAATTTGTTACATATATCAATTGGAGAGCAATTTCCAAATACAATCAATAGTATTATAGAAATTCCAAAAGATACAAATGCCAAATATGAATATGATGTCAATTTGGGATTATTAAAATTGGATAGATGTTTAATTAGCTCTATGCGTTATCCAGCAAGTTATGGATTTGTGCCACAAACCATAAGTGATGACGGCGATCCATTAGATATAATGGTTTACAGCAACGTTCCAATTCAAAGTTTGGTTCTTGTAGAAGTGCGTCCTATTGGCGCATTGCATATGATTGACGATGGTATTGATGATTATAAAGTGTTAGGAATTCCTACTTTTAATCAAAATAATCTAAATGATCTAAGTAATTTAGATCCACTGTTATTGGAAGTTATTGAAGACTTTTTTGAACATTATAAGAATAATGATAAAAAGAAAAAGAAAACTGTAAAAATTAATGGATGGATCGATACTGCCGAAACACTTTCATTGATTCGCAAAAGCCATAACACTTATCTGAATCGTTACGGTAAAGTTATACTTAAAACAGATGGATCGGGAAATAATAAATTGGTTTTAGGTTAATTAGCTACGTCACCCCAAATATTTAAATCAGAATTTGCATAGCCGAATTTCTTTATAAGAGATCCTGCAATTGCATTTGCTCTATTTTCGATATCATTTGCTTCGATGCTTTTTTCGGCATCGTTATTGTAAACACCAACATCTGGATTTTGTTGCTTTTGTGCTAATCCAGTTTGATGATCGTAATGATGTACCAATTCATGAGCAATACTACGCATTACATCAGGCAGTGAACGATTTTTAATATATACTGCAATCACTTGATCGTTTGGATTGTAATATGCAAATGTCTTGAATCCGCTACGGTCTTCGCTTGTTCTTATTTTGAAAGGCACAGTGATGCCCAATTCGTCTTTCACAAATTTCACAAACTTGTATATTGCGTATTTATCACTCTTTGTCATGTAGATAAATATCTATATAAACGACAAAACCCATCAAATAAATGATGGGTTTTTGAAATTGGAGCGAGCAGCGGGAATCGAACCCGCACACCAACCTTGGCAAGGTCGAACGCTACCACTACATCATGCTCGCATTAATCATAACTATATACGCTTTTAACAAAACGTCAAAATTTTTAAAAATGGTGGTTAAAAGTTTAAAATCTAACCACCATTTAGGGGCATAGCCAATTATGGCACCCTCCACCATCCAGTTTAGTAACTGGCAAAATTAACTCTTGCGTTTATTTCTATAAACGGTGAACGCAACTGCCACTGTCACAAATCCAATAGCCGCATACGTAGATGGTTCAGGAACAACAGTTACAACTTCATCATCGTCATCACGGCCACGACCACGACCACGACCACGATCTTCATCATCGTCGGACGCTCTGGCAACTGTTAGACACAATCCAAAAAATATTGCAAATAATAGTTTTTTCATAAATCAGTTAAAAATCTTTTTCATAATCAAATATACAATTATAAAAATAAAACTGTATAATCCAACAATTACTAGCCATTGTTTTCTCGTTTCGTTGAGAAAGTAGATCATCGTTTTAAATTTATATTTAAACATGTATTTGATGATAAATTGGTAGCTACGGTAGGAGTCGAACCTACCTCGTTCATCTTATGAGGATGATGCATAAACCGATCTGCCACGTAGCCATTAATAATAATAAGTATTACGGAACTAGCTTATTCGTCTTTAATTCTGCTGGAACAAACTCGTCGTTTACGTGCCCACACTTTACACAATGAAAGGCTACGTTGTCAATAGGTAAGTAGCTTGGTTTACCAGTTCCACTCAACAATGGGCTTACTTTTCGCAAGTATAGTCCCATATTGAATACATTGTGCTGACATTTGTCACAAACAACTTCAGTGGTATCTTTGATACCAATCTTTGGTTGTGGACGTTGTGGTTGGGGCGCCGAGGAGTTTCCTTCATGAAAATATGCCATATATTATTTATTTTTAAGATAACTATACAATATCAGTTCTAATAATGTTTGTCAACTACTTTTTAGAATTGAACGTAATTTATTGATTGTATCTCTGCTTTTGAGAGAGATATTTCATTTTGAATTTGTGGCTCAAAGAACAATACGCTTCGATCTTTTAAGATGACTGCATTAATTGCATGATAAATTCCAGTTGAATCTTGTTTGTAAAATATTGTTCCTACTGCAATACTCGCACCATCTATTCTTGTTTTAGTATTACGATGCCATGCTTTTGCATACCAAGTAGCACCCATCGCATAATCGCCGCAATCAAATACTCCTTTTGAGTACCAATCCAATACTTTATTATCAAGGTAAAATCCACGTAATCCAATTAAATATGTATTTAAATCTTTTTTATCAACCAACTGATACACAGGATGGTTGTTGTTCATTCGTAAAAAGTTAGTAACACCAATTGGTGCAAATACACGGGGGATTTCTTCAACAAATATTATATTATTTTTTTGTGATTCAAATTGCTTTTTTTCTTTTTCACGCTGATTGGACAATTCCATCATTTTTTCTAATTCTTTGAAACTTTCTTGTGTTTGTTTATCCAAATTAGATGATGATTCTTCTTTTTTACAACCTGCAATTATACCGATTGTGAATAATAATAATGATGCGGCAACAATTGATATGAGTTTTATATGTTTTTTCATACATATAAATATCAATATTTTGAAAAAGAACATTCAAAAATGGTGTCTCCTGTTCAAAACGAAAACTAATTTTCTAATGCATATCGAAGACTAAGACGGTTTCGACTTTGTTTAATGTGAGTTTGCCACCGACAAATATCTGACTTCTCACCTACACATGCATGTTGCTGTTCATAAACAATATGCTTTCATTGAACATCCACTTTGAATGTTTAAATCTGATAATCCATCTGATGTAATTCAGGATCTAAAAAGAACCATTGATCCATATATTTTCTATTGTTCCATGCATTTATTGCATTTTTGGTTCCAAGAAAAATTGGAGTAATTAAAGTACAATCATTACAACTAACATCACCATCAAAATCATCACCAGATTCTTCTACATTTGTAGAATTACAATTTGGACACGGCGCAATTGTAAGTTCTGGATGATATTTTGATTTTGTCATTTATTGATATCGCTTTGTATATATTAGATTATTTTTTGTATACAATATACGATTTGTTTTTGGTGTTTTTAATTTCTTTTGGCCGTTTTCAAATCCAACAAAAACAAACACGGCAGCTTTATTCCATCCTTCAACATGAACATATGCATTGTAACCTTTGTTCAATACATCAGTTGGAATAATATTCATATAAAATATAGAGTATACAGTGGGATTAGTTGACCCACAAAGACACTTCGTTACGTTTTTCGTATATTACCTATAGATAATATCTTTGTCCTCACGTCTTGTCTTATGACTACAGGACTCGTCGCCATACAATTTTCATTCTGTTCATGTATACTCAAAAAACAAGATACATTTTTTGCGTACTGCTGTCCTAAATGTTAGACGATCCCTCTATAAATACTCTGTTAAAATTGGCAGAGGGAACAGGATTTTCACGCTGTATATGCAGTTTGGATTGCTTTATTTGTTGCTGTATGTATCTTTTAAAGAGTTTTATTTCTGTGACCCGCAATCAATAGATTTGTAATATCAACCCAAATTCAAAAACTCATTTGTTTGTTCAGTCTGATATCCCCGTAGGTATTAGTATTACTAATTATTACGATTTTACTCATAATATACTGTTGTCAGTCATTACCAAATAGCAATACCGTTTATCTATACACAGAATTAAAAATTGGTAGCTAGGGTCGGATTTGAACCGACACTGGACCGATTTTGAGTCGGATGTCTCCTGCCGTTGGACTACCTAGCCATTAAAGTATCAATGTTGTTGTCGAACAGTTCACAAAACTTTAAAAACACGACAACTCCGACAAAATATGATTGGTTTTGTTTTGGTAAGATGACTAGTCTCAACATTGATATGTTGTCAAAGATTGAATTGAAAGTGTACCGTGGATGGGAATCAAACCCACAACTAATTGTATGTTGGTCAGACGCAATTAGCACCGAACGTTGGACATAGTATGATACATTACCATCTGAAACCACTCAGTGGTATATCTGCTTTATGCTACCCATTATTCGTGTATCACAAAAATACCACACGGTAAAATTTGGTAGCCTCGCCCGGATTCGAACCGAGACCGTGCTCTAATCTGGAGCTTATCAACGTTATAAGCGTTGCGTTCTACCATTAAACTACGAGGCCATGAACTAGACACGTTCTCTTTTGTTTCCTATTGGAATATAAAGTTGCTGTGTGTGTCTATAATATTGATTGTTACAGTCTTCGCCTTCAGTAGGACTGCTATCTCTCACCGTTCATCCCGTTTTAACACGGGCACATCCATTGATGTTTTTTAAATAACGGACTGCCGTTGAACAACCAACATATTAGATTATATCCTTTGACCGAGGGGATGTGTAGTTATCTTAGAACAAACATACTCGTTGTCCTTCTGTTTGTCAAGCGGCTCCTTAAATATACTCTCTGTGTATTACAACTTCCACAGATTTCTACGATAACTCCAACTCTAATCTAAAATCAAAAACAAGACACCGTTTGGTTTTTTTCAATAAAAAATATGTTTGCTGCAAGTGTCTTAAAAATTAAACATTCGGTAATAGACGACGAATGATTGAATAAATATATGAAATAAACGTTTACAACAAACTCCGTTTCTCATACTAAAACCTAAAACCAACCTCTATTTGGTCATTGCGTCTGCAATTTTTTTATAGTCACTGAATGTTAAAACTGGAGGTACGGGTAGGAGTTGAACCTACATGATGGAATTCTGCAAATTCCTGCATAGCCATTTCTGCCACCGCACCATTGTAAAAATACGAGATACGTTTTTATTTGACAGCCGCCTGAACCGCTCGGCTACTTGCCCGTCTAGTGGGCAAGGTGGGATTCGAACACCACGTATAGCTGTTTATTATTTATTTGTATTGCTGAATGTATCTCTAAAATTTGGTGGCAAGGGATGGAATTGAACCACCGTCCTCGGCTGTGCCGACGCTCTTTCTCTGAGCTACCTCGCCATTTTAAAATGTGCCACAATCTTACTAGATAAATTTGTGGCTGATTCTCAGTTGTTTCACTTTAACATGAAACATTCTAGCACGTAAAGGAGAATCTATTGGAACTCACTATAGCGGAGTTCTTTTGCTTAGGGCATCTTTTATGTTAAGATGCAACAATCACTTTTAAGATGTAGTGATAACATCGCCTTTTTTCTACAAAAAAGGGCAAATGCCATATTTTTATTAAGGGATATGGAACCCATCAACTGAGACTAGCAGTTGTTACTAGAGTAGTTTTATTGTTGACCAAACTACCAAACAAAATGATTTGCCGCAGCCTTGCTGATTCAATCCACGGCAGATTATCATCTATATTTTGTCTAAACATCAATATTGCTATTGAGGATAATACGAATGCCTTTTAGTTATTCGGCAGTGATTTTACTAAACAAAATTAATCAGAGCTTTATAGGATAATCCAAAATTAGCGGGGGCAGGGATTGAACCTGCGACCTCTACGTTATGAGCGTAGCGAGCTACCACTGCTCCACCCCGCAAATCTATATAAAACTTTAAACTATGTCAATGAACTAAATCAAAATAGCGGAGGTGTGAGTCGAACACACCATAGCTTTCGCCTACGTTATGAGCGTAGTCAGCGTCCCACGGCTTGTCCCCGCAAATTCATAAAAAAAGAACTATTTAAAATAACCCGGATGTTTACTATTGATTCCGATGTCCACCCGGTAACATCAGCACCATTTAAGCCCCGCAACCATACAACGTTTAAAGAGCGTTGTCAACTCTGTGGATTGCTCATCCCACACCATGCTGTTTTTGATTAGGCAAACAACCAAACCTTAAATTGGTATAGGAAGGGGGATTTGAACCCACCATGTCTTCTCAGTGAAAGTGAGAGATGTTAGCCAATTACACCATTCCTACATTAAATCATATATAGTATCAGAGAACAAAATTTATTAATTTTTTTTCTAAAAAAGCGGTCGATGTTTGAATTTGGATTGCCAATTCAAATCCTGCATATAATGCTACGGAACAGTTGCTATCTGTCATCCTTGCAAAAAGTGTGGGGAAGGACTAATGATTACCTTCAAGTTTCAACAACTGCTATGTTATTCATCCACAGTCCATATGATTAATTACTTCATATGTTAATGACTGAAAGGGATTTCACCTTCATTTCGTCGGTATGTCATTATTTTGAGCTACGACGAATATACGCTTATCATTGGGTTGATCGACCCGTTGACTCCATAGATTTACACATCAATTGTTTACTCCAACCAATATCAATTCTTCATTGATATTGTGCGTTACAACCATACATTTGTTTGTTCCGCCACCCGAAAATTTTGTAAAGAACATCGAAGATTACCATCTTCATCGTTGCGAACATCTTAGCGTTTTCTTCGCCAATGTCAACAACTTTTTAAAAGTGTGACCATTGTGGATTCGCACCACAGCTTAAAGTATAGGTCAGATACTTATTTATCTATTCAGAAGCATCGAAATAGTCATTAGCTTCACGCTGGTTTCCAACTTGACTATTGATGTTGGTCCGACCTACGTATTTGAACAGATAAAAATTGGTAGGCATAGCTGGACTCGAACCAGCACTCCTTACGGAATTCGATTTTAAGTCGAACGCGGCTGCCTTTACGCCATATGCCCATCATAAATTATTTTATAACTTTTCCATTTGATGACTTTAATACATAATCACCTTTACGTCTTTTATATCCATGTGTTATGGAATGACAATTTGGACATAAAACTTGTAAATTATTTGGATTGTTATTTTTTCTATCACAATCTATGTGATGTATTTCCAATGTAATTTTTTTACCACACCATTCAGAATTATTACAGTTCTCGCACTTTTCTCCTCGTTCAAGTATTAAATGATGACGAGCATATTTATAATGCTTATAATCAGCATACTCTTTGAGTTTTTTATCTTTATTCCATTTTTGGAAATGGAAGTGTGATAAATCACATTGCAAATTATTTATCTCATGTTTGATGTTTTTTTGAGTTCCGCCAGCTTGTTTAAGCCCAAGTTTTTTTATAACTTGTGCATAACTCTTACTAGTTTTGACTGCTAATATCAACTGTTCTTCTGTGTATGTTTTTTTACGCATACACATAAGTATTGTTACGGCAGACTAAACATCAAAAAAACTTTGCGACTGCCTATTTAGATTCATATATAAAAGAACAAAAAGTAAAGTGTAATCGGGACAAGTTTCGTCGAGTTCAAATGCGTCCATTTGAACCTAGCAGGTATAAGCTGCATTTGTCACTATTGTATCCACTTCTTCGGCTTCGTTAGCTGTGGACCCGATTAATTTCGTATAAGGGTTACGCTCCCCTGATACTATATTTTAAAAATAGTATCGTATCTATGACCTACGAAAAATGTTTAAAGAACAAAAATTAAATTATGTGGTTTTGTTGGTTTTAACACCACAAGGTTATACTGCACCAACCCTTCAGTCAATCATTATCTTCGCCGTTCGTCAGATTGACAATTGAGAACGTGCCAGCAGCATCTTTTTTATATGGCGGTGACGCTACCAACTCCGCAAAAACTTTGCCGATTTTAATTGAACTTCCCTTATATAGTGTCAAAGGCAATCGGCAAGTGCCTGAAATTTAACGAGACGCAACATTAATATATGCTTAGTTTTATTTACAGTTAAACTTCTGATCGTGTTTTTTCATGGACTATCGACAAGTCTACCTTCATTTAATGTCCGAAGGAGAAGACGGCATTTTTTTGTTTGCTGTGTGCATCTCAAAACTCATTGTGTTGAACAGCTTAGTGAACCATTTCGTTGTTGTCAACACTGTTTTTTGTCTTGTTGTCGGCTTTGTTTAGGCCGTCAACATTTCAAAGATCATGCTCACAATCTACTACCACTTCGCTACACTGTCAACAATCTTTTGAAAGAACATGTGGTTGTTTAAGTTTTAGAGATGCTGCGGTCAACCACGACCTTCATCTTTCAACAGCTTACTTTGTGTCCGGCTGTTTGTCAACAGCTTTTTCAGTTGGCTTTTCATCGAAAATTCCAATATCATTCAAATTGGAATTTTCACAAAGTGCCAAACATTTTGCGGCACGAATGTAAACTTCATTATATTTTTTCCACTCTTTTAGAGCGTTTGATTTATCCAAAAAACTTTTTTCACGTTGTTCTTCAGAATCTCTGTATAAAACAACATTTTGCTTTACAATATCGCGAAATGGATCGGCTTGGCTCATTTGGATTTTAAAGTAAAACTGTTTTTAGGAACTTCAAGCAGGACATCACCATCATCCAGCACTAGATTTACATTGGTATCGCTAATCTCCTCGATTTTATTGATATTAAAAACATCATTGCGTGAAAGATATTTCGGCCATACTTCACGTAGTCGAGTCTTATCAATGTCAATGTCAACATTTTTAATCATTACGATTTTCATAGCTTTTTTATAATCTGTATCCTACTGATTGTCAAGTGCTACTTTTAGAATAAAAAATCCGAATGTGGAGGTCATTCGGATCATCAAGTTCGATACTGTTTTTAACGCAAAAATTTATGCGGGTATCTCCTTATGATCCATCATTTTTTCACATTCAATTGTTTGTATGTTTTTCATTTGGTGTACTGTATAGTAGTGTTACTTGAGTGTCAATAAATATTTAAGTTTTTCTAAAGTGCCCAACATTTCATCTCTTATATTAAGCAAATTAGTATCTTCTTCTTGTAAAACCGATGGTAATTGTTTACTTAAAAAGTCAATAGCTGTATTAATTACATTATTAATGTCACTTTCATCAATGTTTTTTAAATTAATATTAAATCCTTTGTCACTACGAATTTTACCATATTTACCCATGAATTCTTCAATAAAACTATCAATAGATTCATTAAGGTCTTCATAAGCATCACCCAATGCTTTGTGGGCAGAATAACTATCAGTTTGCCAATGATAAATTCTTAATTGATTCTGTAATTCTAATAATATTGATAGAAAATTCATCTTATGTATATATAGTTATAAAGTTTAAAAATAAATAAATTTATTATTTAATATTTTTCTTTATTTAGTTTTTCTATCAATAGTTCCACATCTTTATAGTTATTTTGTTTAACTATTTCTATATTCTGGAGATGTACATTACATATTATAATTTGATTGTCAAGTTCTTTAGTTTTTTTAATCAACGCTTGATATACAGGATCTTTTTCTATTTCTTCTCTTTCTTTAAAATACTGCATTTTTTTCATCTTGACAATGTTCTCAAGTTGATCTAGTTGTTTGACTGCCGGATTTGACAACAAATTAATCTGATTTTTCAATTCTGTGATTTGTTTATTCGAAGTGGTTTTGTATTGCTCCATTTCGTTTCTATAAGAAGAGCGAGTAAAAATGAATGTTCCAAATACAGGAACTGTAATCGCTATAATTATAATTACAAATAATTTAATTTTCTCATTGATAGAAAACCGAGATTCTTCTTTGGGGGAAGGTTTCGGAATTGAAGACATATCTGAAGAATTTTTGTTGTTTAGATTTGGTGGTAGTGTAAGTTGGCCCATAAAACATTTGTATAACAACTATAAATAGTATTAACTTACAAATGAATTAATATTTTTCTACCGTCTGCACCACTATATTTGAAATGTTTAATTGGAACACTAATATTTAGTTTTTCTTTGATGTGACCAAAAGAATTTGGTCTTACATACGCCAAAGTCATGTGCGGCTTGTATTCTGGAAATTTATCTTTATTTGGAAATTTGTCTGCTCTAGCTCTCAATTCTCTTAATACGGGACTTTCCGCATCAAACTTAACAACATCAAATTCACTGTTGTTAAACTGTGTCAATGCATGCAAAACAATATTAAAAGGTTTTATACCTCGTAAAATCGTTGCCAAATCTTGCTTATTCAAATCGGGCGCATATCCAAATTTTACAGTTACATGCGGTTCGTTATCATAGCCATAACTGTCATCGTCTGGCTTTGTGTATAATAAACTTTGAGGTATTACAGTTTTACCAAATTTAACAATATGTGGACCGTGAGTTGGAGGCACGATTGCCATGAGGCAACCATATTCATTTTTATGATTCATATATTAAAGAGACTTTGAAGCGTTTTTGTATAACAATGCAGCATTGGTTTTCATTCTACGTTTTACTTGGTCTGGACCTGACTTTGCATTAGAGTGATTCAAATACTCTGCTGCTGCCTTTTTCCAATCCTTGGCATTTATTAACTTGATAGTTTTTTGTCCTAAATCACCACGATACAATGCGTTAACAATTGCATTCTTAGTATTTTTATCAAAGCTATTGTAGTCTGGAATCAGCTTGGATGCTAGTTTTTCTTTTATCTTTACATCAACGTTGAATAGTTTTTCAACTTGATCTTTGGTCAATGTTTGTGATCCTTTCAGCAAAGAATCATAATCAACAGATCCACCAAAAATCGTCTTAATAATATTTCTGTCAGTTTCACTGCCATCCAAATAATGACCTATTCCAATTGTAGGATTTCCGACATGATCTTTATATACCTTTGTTTTTAAGCCTTCCCACTGGCTAATATAATCAAACATTGAGCTGGTTGATATATTTGAAGGTTTAACTTCTTTGCTTGTTGACGGTGTAACAGTCGGCGTACTTTTTGGTTTTGTAGATTGGAGATCGGCAGCAACAGAGTGTTTTACAGTAGAAACATTTACAGGTTTTGCTTGTGTAGGATTAAATGCCAATGCTGCTGCCAAACCACCAACAGATGCAAGTCTAGGAACATTACCAAACCATCCTTCTGTAAGAAGAATCTGTTCAAGTTCCGCGTCAATGTTGTAATTATTAGATTGCATCTATAATAAATATTATATTAGAACTTTACAGTCCATTTTTTTTGGTGGTCTGCTGCTTGAGCTTGTTGTGCTTGATGTTGCGCTGCTAATTTAGCTGCCAGTGCGTCAACTTGAGCTTGTTTTGCTGCTTCACGTTGCGCTGCTTGTGCTTGTTGTTGTGCAAAATTAGGATTGTTACTAACAATACCTATTGGTTTTTGTGTTACGATTCCACCTGCGACTATCATAATTTTATTCCTTTATATTAATGTTTCCATTATCGATAAATATGTAGAATTTTTCTGTTTGCCACGGGCAACGCTTTCAATTCTTGCATCTTTATCTTTAACATTTGTTTTTATCAAATCAATAATAACTTTTTCAGCTTGTTCATTGCCCACGTTAATTGTAGATAACTTGGTTCTGGTTCCATATTTTATCTCACATGTTTCCTTGCCACATTTGTATTTTATAATAAATCCATTTGTGGCATGCAATGATCCCATTCTGCCCATTTCAAATTCAAATTTGTCGGTTTCAAATATCATATAATTTTTCCATGTTTTTTAAAAACGTATTGTTTGTGTGTTCTTGCAAATATATCAATTAAGTCTTTTTCTGATTCGTAGCGTTTGAGTTTTTCATTTAATTGTTTAATTTCTTCTTTTAATTTCCAAAACGCTCTTGTATATTTATCAGATTTATTAAACAATTCAGTATTTGCATGTCGATGCAATTCCTGTAAACGTCGAGTTAATATTTTGAGACGTTTCTTTTCTTCTTTGAGGTTGAAGTTTGCAAATTCACTTAAAAAATTATCAATTTGCTGTTGTTGTGTTTCAATAACAGCTTCAACAATAAGTTGCTTTAATTGGTTCTTTGTCACTTGTATAAATAGTTTTTTAAACCATGAAAACAATGAATTGTTTGTATTGCATTTCTTGCAATTTTCTCACGCTATATGACTTTATTATATTTGCTAATTGATCATATCCATATTTTATTAGCAATTCAATAATGGCGTCAATATCATATTTTTTAAACTTTTCTTTTGTTTGTGGAAAGTTTGGTAATTGCAATTGGTTTGCTTGATTTATCGCAAGCGCATATTTTTCAACACAATCATTTAAAGCGTTTGTTATTTCATAATCCGAGTCAAGCCGGTTAAAGTTTGATGTGCCGATATTGTTTTCAATTATATTTAATAACATATCTACTCCTAGAACTTTATTAACGTAACTTACCAATGCATAATTGAAAAAATTGGCGTTACTTGGTGAATCTCTGTATAAAAAATTATCAAACTCTTGCAAACTTCTTATATGCATATCTTGCCACCCATATTCACCAATAGCCGAAGAAGCTATGTGCCGGCACATTTGTTTTACTATTTCTTCGCCAACAAATTCATCAATAAATTCTAATAAATCACCCCGACTGAATTTTTCTGCATATTTGGGATATTTTACTCTTATTAGTCGAATATATTTCGCTAGAATATCATCAACTACTTCACGTTGCATATATTCTTCTATTTCTTTTTCTTCTTTTTCTTGAGTATAAGTGTCTCTACGATCTGCACCATCATGATTGTTATACAAATAATCATTTATTTTATCTACCACATATTCTGGGACATAAGAATAAAAACTGCTGTTGCGAACACTTGTTCCATAATCTTTAACATCATACATATACGCATAATCCAAATCACTTTCTCCCGGTTGAACAGTTAAACAAAGTTTCCAATCTAAGCTACTTGATGTTTTCTTTCTATTTTTAAGCATGATGATGGCTTCACCATCCTCATTGTAATGTTTATCCCAGTGAGATTCTGAACTTGTACTAATACACCAACGAGTGCTTCCACCAAAAAACATACTTGCATCATGTGTTTTAGGAGCCACAACCAACCAATTTTTATCATTTACAATTATATCTGCGCCTTGAAGTATTTTTTGTCTTGATGAAGGTTCTGTTTGTTTGTGTACCAATGATTGCAATTGATCAAATGATTTGAGAGAGTATATATCAACGCCTTTGATATTTTTGTGAAACAATGCAATGTCTTTCATCATTTCTTCTGGAGATATATAATCGTCATCTTCATCTGCTGCCACAAGAGATTTACCTATCCAATCTAAATATTTCTGATTTTTACTAGGATCATTGGCAATAATATAATTAACAGTCGCAGGTGCCAATTTGTAGGCATACTTTTTCTTAAAATCTGATATTCTACCTTCTAGTATCAAGTGGTCTGTTGGTATAGGCATATCAATAAATATACTGTCTCTCAGTAAAATTAGAAAAAAACCCCGTCGTTTTTGACGGGGTTTTGTTATTAAACTGTATTTTCTGCAATATATTGACTTGTATCACTAATCAATTGATTTTCGTCAATATTGTCTAGTTGATCGCCATATCGTTTCAACCAATACAACTGAATTTTACCAATGATTGGTCCCGGTTTGATTGCCGGAAACTTTTGCATCAGCCAATTACCATTGTATTTGCTCTTGGGAGGAATATAATCTTCAATAGCTTTGCATTTTGCCAAATACTCAGCGTACTTGTCAGGAAACAACAATTTGAAATAATAGTCATCGTCCATCTGACTGCGCTTCTTATTTAGGTCAACCAATTTACCTTTAAGATCACGGGCACTTGGGCGACCTGCTCGCATACGTTTACGATCACCACGATTCAAATCGCTTCCAATCAAATAGCTGCTATCAAACAAATCACTGTATCCAATAAACTTGGAAATATCTTCATTGTTTTGAATATGATAATAGGTGTGAATAATGTTTCCATACCCCATCATCTTCAATCCATCAACCAAGTTGTGAGTCAATAGAATATAATGATATTGCCCCTTTTTGTCCACATAGATTTTAAACATTCCTTTGTTGCCGTAGTTAAACTTTAGCTTTCGAGTAACTACACCCAAAATACCACTAAAGTCGTTGTAGGCCAAATACATCAGAGTAGAATCATATTCTGCTGGACTTGCAAAAATGAAATCCACATGAACTTGTTTATTTATAGCCGAGCTATGAAACAAACAATGCATAATAGGGCCGTTATTAACCGTTTCAACTAGGTAATTTTTAAAGTGATCTGAATATACAAGATATGATCGAATATACTCTTTCAAGTCCGTGCCCGGTGAAGTTTCCACCACAATGTCAATATCACCATGATCTTCTTTACTAGGCAATGGTTTGCTCAAATCCATGCGACTAATGTATGTGCTACCAGCAAAAATGCCGCGAATTTCGTTAAACACAGCATTCATTTCTGCCGTGGTTACACGGGCGGCACGTTCACCAAATAGTTTCGTTTTTGGCTTTGGCACATCAAATACATCTTCGTTGTTCATATGGCAACAATACCTAGAAAAATGAAAAAGTCAAGGTTTTTATAATAGTTGCTTCATATATATGTATATATGAGTAACAATAATTATGCATTGAGTGTTTTTGAGAAGAATCCTGATTTTGCTTTTAGATTAAAAGAGCAAGTAGCTGAGATCAAAAAATCACACAAAAATTTAAGTGAAGCTGCTACCAATTATACTGTTAAGTACAACGAGGAAGTAAAAGAGGGTACAAAAAAAATGCAATTATTGATTGCCGAGGGTAAAAAACAGGGTTTTACAGAACAAGAAATTCTTGAAACACAAACCAATTTTTGTCCAACAGTACGAACTCCAATATTAAATATGCTTTATTTTCTATTGCGTGAACATCCAGATGCCAACAACATTAATTTCAACAGATTGGTTGAAGACTTGGATAAGAATCCAGAATTGTTGTTAAATGAACAAAATACCAAATTTGGTAGCTGGCAACATGATGAGGCAACTGAAAAAACTGCTGAACATGCACCCGCAATGGATGAATTTATTTATGGTGAAATGACACACTCAACTTATCAAACAATCAAGAAGTTGAAACGTCTTTCACAAAGTCCAAATAAAGCAGAAGCATTTGCGGCGTATAGCAAATGTCTTGAGATGTGCAAGAAGTATAACCTTGAATTCGATAAAGTAAAAGTTTAATTTATCTTACTTTGGTGTCTTAAAGAAAAACTTAGCTACAACCTCAGTAAATCCTTTGATATTCAAGTGTGGCACTGTTGTACCATGAATAACTTGTTTGAATGCACCGGATGTATATAAATACTCAACTACATAATAAAAATATTCTGGCAATAATATATTTTTATCTGTAATTACAGCATAATAATTGCCCTTTTCTGGTTTTACTTTAAACGGTTTGCCAGCATTGTTACCATCCATTTGAATATAAAAATCACCAACACCACTGCTTCTAACATCAAAAGGCAATATAATCATTGCTTCTTTTAAGATTGATTTTAACGATATTTTATTTTTCATACAGGTACTAATTTTTTATTTGTAGGAATTGGCGCTACCGGTTCAGGTTCATCAGGAGCATTATCATCTCCGCCCAATTTATCTATCAATTGTTTTGCTTTGATCATTAAATTTCTTATATTATTTGAATTAACGATTCCGATATGAATGTCTTTAACATCTTCCATGTCATCTATACCGATAATGTCTTTGGTGTATGTAACTGGTTTATACGTTAAAACAGCACTTAACATAACTTGAATATTTGGAGAACGCAATATATCTTCCGGCGTTTCAATTTTGGGTATAGATTCAGAAGATTGAACCATATCCATAAATTGATTGGTTGTTAAATGTTTCAATTCGCTTTTCGAAAATTTCAAGTGATAAAAATGAACTGTCATTTCTAAAGGAATATTACGATACTTAAAAATTAAAACAGCACTAAAATGCGAATTTGCAAATTTTGGACCTTTTGAAAAATTTGTTTTTTGTATGTTTACATCGTCAACATCAAAAATAGTCTCAATTGCCGCTTTGATTTTACGACCAAACGAATCGTGGGTTAAGTTACTTTCAACCAATAATTTTGCGTATCTAGATAAATGCATATTTTATATATATTATTATCTATACCAATTGTTTCCTAATTCTTTACTAAAGAATTCATCTGGCTGTAATTGTTTAATAATTTTAATTTTGTTAACATCCAACATAGGTTCTCCGTCACTACCCAAATCATTCAATTCTTGACCTTGAATCAAATAAACAGGTCGTCCTTCTCCTATAGTTATATCATATATCAAACTATGAAGTGCTGAAAATTCTTCCAATTGATCTTCAATTATTTCCCATTTATTTTTTTCTATATTCCATTTAACAGGATAAGAACTAATTCCTATTTCCATTTCGTTGGTGGCATAGTTTTTCGATTTGCCGCCTTTTGGCAAATCACCAAAACGAATATAATACTTATCTGCTGTAAATTTTGATTTATAAGAATCTGGATGTTCATCACCAATCCGACCAAAAATGGATGGTTTACTCAAAGCGCGTGATCCTGCTATGAGTTTTTCCATTGTTGATTTGTGATGATTCCAGACATAAGTTAATTTTTCTTCACGATTTTTGCCGGGAGCTTTTTCAATTAAAGACTCAATATATTTTTGAATGAATTCATATCTACGTTCGTATTCTTTTTTATTAACTTTTTGTTCAAAAAATGGAAAATCATCGCCATATGATGCCTTATAGTCTGGTTCTTTTGGTTTGTAATTAATTTTACGAACCTGCTTTCTCTTTGGTAATTCTCCACCTTTTAACATAGGAGAAGCAATATATTCGTCATATGGATAATCTGTTTCTGCATCAAATGCTCGTTTTTGAATTTGATGAATTGATTCTCCTTGCCAAAATGGATCAATTAAAACAAATTCTCCATTTGATCTACGCATTATATTATGCACATGCATATCAAGTTGACCGAAATTAGCATTGGTTAGTAAAAAATTATAATCTTCTTTAAATTGTGGTAATGAAGGATATTTGGATTCTAATGTTTCCAACTTGTGCTTCATTTCAATCCACATGTTGTCTTTTTCATTATCACGACTATATTTTGCAATCATATCATCAACAAATTCATAGTTGTAATACAAATAATATTCAATTTCTCCAAATATGTCTCTATTAATTGGATATAGTTTTTCTGTTTTAACTACATACAAATAAGGATGTGATTCGGATCTTTTGAAATGAGGTACAATTTTACGAGGCTTGTCATAAAATACAGGAAATGAAGAACGTGGATTCTTCAAAGCAAATCTTACAAATTTAATATACGGCGCATCGTCATTAAATACTTTCAATACGTATTTCCAAGAAGGATGCTCCATTACAGTTGCATATTTTCCTTGTCCAAGAACTTTGCCACCATGTGATTCAAATTTACGAATCAAATCATACCATTCAGTATCATCATGTTCTGGATTCAATAAAAAAGAATAAACACTATCAAACGCTTCGTTTATCAAATAATTGTAGAAATCGCTATATTGCATAGTTATAAATATAAAAAAAGACCCCGTAACTCATAAAAGTTACGGGGTTTGGTTAATTTATTGCAGTTTGGTAATCAGGTTCCAAACATTGTCTTCATCTTCTGGACACAAATCAATACCATAAGTATCCAAATGATACGGTTTATCGGGCACCCAACGCCATTTAGTTTGCTTTGTTCGTCCCGGCCAAATTTGATTATGGCTATCAACAGTATCACTAATTTTTACCGCTTTATAATGAATCGCCCCATAACTATCAATATACCCAATAATCCATTTGATTTTCATAAATTTACAATTTTTCGAGCAATTTCAAGTGCCTGTTGACGATTTATATTTGGGTTTTCATACCAAGCATCAGTCACTGCACTCATAATCTTCGCAAATTGTGGACCCGGTTTCAAGCCCAAAGCAATCAAATCGTTGCCATTGATAGGTAAATTTGGTTTTTCAGTCGGCATTTGCAATGCTGCCAAACGCTTTCTAACATTTTCAATTTGATTTGGCATGCTGCTTGCTTCGCTATGTGCAATATTATCTGCATGCATTACATCAAGCAAATTTTCCAATTGATCGCCAAGAGTAACTTTAAATTTACGCAACGCTTTATCGCTCAGTTTAACTGCATCATCGCCGCCGCTCTTTAAGCGCATGTGATTTTGAACACCCAAAGCAACGGCGTCAGCCAATTCATTTGGATATTTCAGTCGCTTCATAATGTCTTTTGCCATATCAGCACCACTGTCTTCGTGTCCATAAAAATGAACACCTGTAGGAGTTACACTACGAGTAACAGTTTTGCCAATATCGTGAAACAATGCCATTAAACGTTGAGCCAACACAGGTTTAGTTTTCTTCAGAACTTCCAACGTATGTGTAAATACATCATGCTTATGATGAACATTTTGTGTCATCTTGTATGCACTTTTAAATTCTGGAATGATATAGTTTAACAATCCTGTAATGCGTAGCAATTTAATTGCTCTATCTGGACTACCGGTTACAAGCATTTTATCCAGTTCATCACGAATACGTTCATTGCTAATATTTTTTAATTGTGATGAATTGCGCTTCAATGCCCGAATCATAAATAATGGCAAATCCCAATCATATTTGAAAGCAAATCGAACCGCTCTCAACATACGAAGAGGATCTTCACTGAAAATAATATCAGGATTCAATGGAGTGCGAATAATACCAGCGGCAATATCTTGTTTACCCAATCCAGTCAAATCCAAAATTTCACCATTAGTCAAGTCTTTCAACAGACTATTAACAGTAAAATCTCTACGATTAACATCATCGGCAAGATCACCAGAACTTACTTCTGGCTTGCGACTGCCACTACTATATTTTTCTTTTCTGGTTGCAACTGCTTCAATATCGACATCACTCAAATCAATACCATTATGAACGATACCACTCAATGTAAATTTAGCAGTACCATATGTAGGAAACAGCACAGGATTGCTGCCTTCCTTGAAATTATTCATGTATTGAGTTGCCCATTTGGCAAATTCCATACCAGCATCAATGCCGCCTGTAACAACAACATCCAAATCTTTTGGATCTTTACCAAGTTGCATATCACGCACAGCACCGCCTGCAAGGTAAACTCTTCCTTTGAATGGCCCATTACGTACCAAATGCTGCAAATAATCCAATGCAGCATTTTCTTTTGCTCCTTCCATCAATAACTCTTTTAAACTAATCATAAATTCATTCCAAGTTTTCTATTGTTCCCGTAAGTGTAATATGTTTACGAATAGGTGTCCATTCTGTAATTGTATTACTATCTTTTGCTTTGCCGCCGTCAGCTTCATTCACGGCAATGGTTACATGAGGAAATGCATTATTCGTGGTTCCTTTGTATCCAACAACTTTTACAGCACATGCTTTATCACTTTTACCAAAGTGTGTCAACATCAAATTCACAGATTTTCCAACATTATCAGCACATTCATTGAACGGATCAATAGTCATATGATGACATTTTAATGTCCAATTTTGAGGAATCAAATCGCCAAATAAACTTTTAAGTTTCTTTTGTGATACTTCATCCAACAAAACCGCACAATACTTTTTATTTGTATTTTCATCAACTCCAAGCGGTTTTCTTTTCATTTCAGGCGTATCAGGAGCATATCGCTTGATATTGTACGATTGACCATAAATATGAGTTCTTTTTACATCATACTTGTTTTTTTCCAACCAGTTTTTTACGGCTAATAATTCTTCTCTTGATGGCTTTTCCCAAAATGTTAACATATTAACTTCTGGTACAAATCTCCATGTAAGTCCACTTTCGCTCCATTCTTGAGGATGTCTTGCATCATCATCTGTAACAATCTTTACTTCTATTTTGCCATTATTAAATGCTTTTCTTCCAATATAACCCAAAAGAAATGGTTCAGACGCAGCTTCTTTCAATGATTCGTAAAATTCTCGGTATAAATTCATATCCTATAAATATTAGAGTTTTCGTTTTATATTGTTAAAGTAATATACTGGTATTAATATTGCAGTAATACCTAATAAAACGTATAATGAATTTGATTCAGGTATAGTAATATATTCGTAATTAACAACAAGTTCTAATGCATTGTATTTACTTGCTCCTTGGGTATAAGATATGTCTCCGTTGCCGGTTGCATATCCTTTTATGTAAATAAATGATGATTCATTTATTAAAAACGACAATGTACCAGTTCCAATATAATTTGCGATATTATTATCAAACAACACATCAGATGCAACACTATTTATTAGTCCTGACGTTCCGCTGATGGTAGTTAATGGAAAAACATTAACAAAATTAGTAGAATATTGCCCACCAAAATCAGATTCTATTAAATTTACACTTGTTGAAGTTGTAAATGGACCTTCTACTTGCATATACATATTATTATATGCAAACTCAAAATCACCGTATGTATTTGGTCCAGTAGATACAAAATAATTAAATGAGTAAAATCCTCTTATTTGATACGACACACTAACTAGTGTCGAATTTACAAACAAATTATTGTCCCATTGAGGTATTGTTATTGTTTGTTGGGTATTGATTCTACCTATTGTATTTTCTGTGTAATCAAAATTAGCAGGTAGTGTATTTGTATAACTTACAACGTCGGCAACGGCAGTAGATATAAAAATTAAAAAAGCGAGAAATATTTTATTCAGGTTCATTTTCGATAAAGCCTTCTAAATATAAATATTCCATCGTTTTCTGAACCTTCGCTTGATATTCATTTATTTTATCTTGATCTTTTGCAAGAACTGCGGCTTCATCTTTTGGATCAACATCAAAATACACTTTATTATCGTGTGTAATAGTTACCGGCAATTCTGTATTATTTACCGAGTATTTGATGTCTTTTGGTTTGATTGTTACTTTCTTTTTTGAACTCATAGTGATACATAGTATCATTATAAAAAATTAGATTCAATTTCTTATATCTGATAATCTTGAACTGTGGTTTCGTATGATACCTTTATGTTTTTTGCTCGCACTGAATGTGGTGGTACTCCGTCTTTGGTAAAATAGAACAATTGTGTTTTTATAGACTGCTCCATTAATGCTGTAATCATATCATATGCATTTGGATTCATTTTTGTATCTTCTATTTTAATAGGAACATCAAACTCAACCGTGTATTTTATGTGTTTTGCTTTCATTTGTTTTGTTTACTCGTAACAGTAATCATATTCAACTTTTTTAGTTTCAACCTTTGATTTTTCTGTAAATATTAAAAGATCGTCGCAGTCATTTACGTTGGATAATAGTGCGTGTGGTTCTTTATCAAATGATATTTTTTCCAATATTTTTTCATCATAAAGATGATTTAAATTTTTATTTTCACGGGCAATATTCATAAATGCAACAACAATGAATTCTTTAAATTCATTTACAGTAAGACTGCCACGACACATATTTGCATTTTTTGTGGTAAGTCTAATGTTGCCGGGAAGATACCCCACTGCATTATCTATTCTGTCAATACTGTAAACCAAAGGAGAAACTGCATTTCTATCTGTATAAAAAGAACAAATTGGTGTATTTGTTACCGCACATCTACCATTTTGTTCAACAAAGATTTTATTAATATAATCGCCAGTTATTTTAAATTCTAACCCGCGTTTTTTTATCTTGCTCTGTGCTTTTTGATAATGCGATTTACTAATCAAAAAATTTTGCTGCATATGAAGTAGCAAAATTTGAACCGCATTTGTTGAATTAAAAATTTTCTTTGAAAATTCAGATATTAATATTTCTCCATCTAAATACGATTGATAATGTAGGTTGAATTTATATAAACATTCATCTGAAAGTTTGTCACCATTTGATGCCCAAAATCTCGTATAAAATGAAGCCATTTCTTCAGTGACATTCGCACATTCAGCCAATCTCTTCATGTTTTTTGGAAACATCAAATATGCACGTTGTAAATCTTTATATACTGACGTTTTCGTTAATTCAGTATATAAAAGCAAGTCGGTGCAATAAATATGCATTGCTCTGCGAAAATCTGAACTTGTGCAATTTGGATATTTGGATTTAACATACGGCTGTGCCATTTCATATTTTGGCATTAGTTCATTGTGTTCTTTTTTGTATTGATCACAATATTCACGTATTAAACTTGCTACATTTTTTAAGTAAATTTCGTCATCTTTAAATCCATCTTCAGCGTATATCATAACGTAGTTATATACTCATAAGTATATCAAATCATCAGTTATAAACAACATATAATAATTTTTTAAATTGTTTTATTTTGGATTGCGGTGCATATTACCACCTAAATCCGGGTTATAATCGGGGTTACTATAATTACTGACAAATCCAAATCGTTGATAAAATCTTTTTATTCGATCAGTGCTGGTTGTTTTTTTAAAACCATTTCCGCCGCCATATCCTCTTGTAGCTGTATACAATACGATGATTCGTTGATATTTGTCTGCGATACGACATAACTCATTCATGTATGCAGACCCAGTTCCAACAGGCGCTGTTTTTTTAGCCACTAATGCGTCTAATTTAATGTGATCTACATATCCGTATGCTCTTGAATCCAAATTTTCTTCGTACTTTTTACTCAAATCATTTAATTCCTGTCGTAATGAATCGTCTATTTTATTTTTTTTGCTTGGCAATTCAACTCGTCCGACGAGTCCATTTGATTCTGTAATACGTTCTCCTCTGTTAATCGTTTTATAAGGACGCAACGATGCCACATTTTTGCTTTCAATTAGTGAAAATGGAACATCACTATAATAGTCACCTACACTATACACTTCAATATTAAAATATGGTCCGGCAAATCCATTTTCATCAACTGATTTGTTATTTTGTTCATATTGAGTAATTTCTGCGTCATAAGCATCACTTAATCCAGAACTTATTTTTTTCAAATCTTCGGATGTTAAATTCCATGTGTCTACGTTGTTTCCACGAATAGCTTTCCATCCCCATTCACGCATTGCAAAACGTCTTACATCAATACGATCATATGCAGCATCAACCAATTCATCAAATTTTGCATTTTGTAATACATGTTTGCCATAATACTTTAAACAATCTTTTGCTGATATTTCCCCGTCTACGTATTGTGTTTGTATTTCTTCAGGCAGATCATTTTGTATGGCTTCATAAATTTCATCATCCATATCTGGTATATATGGTTCATCTGCATCTATACCTATGTGCGACAGAACTTGACTGGCGGCACTTTGTATAACAATCGCTTCATGATTTAAATCACCAACATCACCATCAGCAAATTGAACGTATCCATCTTGTATCCAATACTCGCCTCGAAAATTATTATTTTCTAAAAGAATTGCTTCTGCAAGTTGTTTGTATGTTATCATATTTAAAATAAATATTCCCGAAAATGGATATAATCGGGAATATTTCAATCATAATAGATGATAAACGCAACTTTTACGTTATTAGTGCTGTCGTTTCTTTGGATGGAACATCTTCAATAAACACTATATTATTGGCTTTTCCTTTTAAAACAACATGCGGCTGTCGTTTATTATGATGTGTATGAACGCTTACGCTGCAAATAATATGATCTACAATGTGACATACACCTTTGTAATGAACAGTCATTTTAGGTGCATTGGCACTGCGACTTGCAGGTTTGTTGTAATGAAAGAAAAATACTCTTTTACTCATGTGCATTGAGATTATATCGGGCAGCTACATAAGCATCATCAATTTCTTTTACAAATGGAAATTCCAATTGTCTGTCGTTGTATTTTGCACGAATGTTTGAATACATAATTTTCAATTTTTCTTCTGATAATAGATTTTCGTTCATACGTAGATATTTTCTAGACTGATATTTACGGTATTCAATACTAAACATAAATTTGACCAATATCAATAGGCCAATAGTAATTAGTATTGCAACCCAAATATCAGGTTGATTGTTTCTCAATACGGAAATTTCATTATTTTGTGATGTGATGTTGTTTGTGAATCCAGACAAAATTATAGTTGTATTTGTAAACATATTATTTAGGTCCAGTAATATTTGCGACAAGATTAATAGGTGTTCCCTCACTGGTCATAAATGCGGGTTGTGGCAATGGAGTACCGCTATTATTCTGCGAAGTAAATGGTGTATTTATAGTACCTGAATAATAATGCGGATATATTCCCAATGCAGTCGCCAATGCATAATAAAGATGATATGCATCTGCTTGAGAAAGTGTGAAGTTTTGATCTTGTAATGTAACGTGTATTACAGTAGTAGCTTTGATTGTAGTGTCTTTTTTTGTGTTCATACTACGACAATCTAACACAAAATGATAATCACGTCAATTTATTATATTCTGCAACTACTATATATTTAATTTCTTACATCATACGATGTGGTGCATTTTTTCTCGGCCTAATTTACCAAATACATAGTAAATAGCGTATCTTGTATCGTCATTAAATTCGGTAGGATCATTAAGTACAGGATCTTTTTCTAAATGAAGAATTGTAGCATTTGGATTTTTGATGCAATAAAGATATACTTTATTTATGTCAGCGTTTTTATATTTCTTTTTTGATTCTGCCGCGAAACGTTGAACGAGTTGACTGTATGACATCGTTGATTCATCAATATCTTGGTCAATTGATTTATTTTTTTTATAGTTTGGGTCCAATAGAACATCTCTACGAAATCCTTTTAGTGTATTAACTTCACATTCTGGACATACTTTTGCTAATGGAATACCACGACTATCTAATTTCCAGTCACTGTCTAATCCGCTTCCACATTTACATTTGCTGGATTCTTCTAATTCCTTTAACAAATTATGTCGATTATAGGAAAAAGTTTTAGCGGCCAAATTATTTTCATTCAAAATTTCTTGAATGCATTCTTTTATCAAACTGACAAGTGTTTCTTTTTTCATACAATATAAATATTACATTTAAATGATATAACTTATTTTAAATTAATTATAAATAGAAATATTATAACCATTAATTGTTATTATAATCGTTTAATTAGCCATCCATTTTCCAAAATATTGTCCAATCCATAATAATCTATGATGACCAACTGCAACAATATATCTTTCTTCACTAGGCGTATAGTTATGCATTTATTTTTCTCCCTGCCATTGTTCGGGTGGAATGTTTTTTTGATATGACGTAAAAAACTTAGATCCTGCTGGAGTGGCATGTGAATAACTTATTTTTGCATTTGGAAATGATTTTCTTATGATAGCTATCATTTTTTGAGCAATGGTATTTCGTCGATATTTGGGACGGACTGTAATCATATCAATATAAATTTTATCTTTATTTGTCCATCCTTCTATTACGCCTAAAATGTGTTCTGTTCCGGGTTTCTGAAAACGATTTTTCCAAATATCAGTTATTGGGCTGCCGCCGCTGGTAAATGTTCCTCTAGGAACCGTTAAATATGGTATCTTGTTGTTTATCATGTCCTGTGCTGATTGTTCACTATCCATAAAATATATCAGCGTGTAACCTTCTCCAAAAAATGAATTTGAATGTGGCATTCTAAACATAACAATGTTTTTTTCCACGGCAGCTAAATCTAAATTTTTTAAAGGTACATTATTTGCCGTCACCGTTTTCCCAGTTAATTCAATGTCTGGAGTATCTTCATTTAATAAATTTGTATAAAAATCAGTGTATTTCATATTTTAATTACCATAGTTTATTTTAATTGCATTGATCGCTTGTGCTTCATCAGGAGTTGATTTTTTTTGCAATAAATAATCATACTCGCCATCTAATACGTTTTGTACTATGCTTGGCTTTTCATTTACAATATATCTATAGTGATGATGCCACGGTTCATGTATTGCAATGAATTCATTTGGTTTTATATCACCTTGAAATGTAAAATCATTGCTTTTACCTGAATAAAACTCAGCACCTCTATAAGCATCTGGTTTAGAACCCCACATGCTGAATCTAGGATCATCAATAGGTACACTAAATTCTACATATTTTTTGTAATTACCGGGTTGCTTCAATGAAGCCCAAACAAAATCTGGCTCTCCATACATATGTCCTTTCGCTTTGGAAATCAATAAACCATCTCTTTCAAGTTCATCATTGCTTGCGTCGGTATAATGATACAATCTAAGATGATTACTCGGAATAGGAACTGTTCCCGGTTCTTTAGGAACATCTATAATTTTTTTATCAACTAAAGACTCAAATAATAAATGTTTATAATAATCTGTATATTTCATTTTTTATCTTATAAATAGTAATTTTTGTATAATAAATGTTCCGTCACGCCGGTTAGCATTTGATATGTTTGTTTTGATACTTGAGATTCCCAGTTTTTTCCGACACTTGTTATCATCAAATCTATTAATTTTTGCTTATCAAAAGATTTAATAAGTAAAGTAATTAATGAATCTTTATCTGATCGTTTCGACATGTTATATCCAATTATATGATCACTTAATAATGAAATTTTTTCCGCACCCAATATATTTCCTATTTTTTCAAGATCAACACTCATGGTACAACTAATTATATTACCTATTATGGCACTGTTCATATTTCTACCTGATGCAACTAACTGTTTTATCAAATATTCAAACAATGGCGGCTTTCTTGATGCACTTGAAAAAAAATCATATGAATTATCATAATATGCATTGTATGATGCGTCGAAAACTTCTAATGCTTTTGATACATTATTTGCTCCCAATAATTCCAAAAGTTCTATGTTTTTGCTAAAATTTTTCTCAAAAAAACTATGTTTTAATAAACTATAAACACTTTCGTTATTCAAATTATCAATTTTTTCTTTATCGATTAAATCAAACATTCGTTTAATATTATTTGAAAATGTCAATATTGCTTCTACCTCGTTTAACAGTTTACCGCTTTCTAGTTCATTTCCCTTTGTTTTAATTATCAATTCGCAAAAATTATCAATAGAATTTTTGTCAACAACAGATGGTGAATAGCTTTTAACAACTTCGCTTAATAAAAAATACAATTCAGATCCTTTCATTGCATTTGTTATTGCCGTCGCACCTATAATTTTGAATAATAATGGTAGTCTGACATTTGAACTTTTGTCGTTGAATTTATTAGGTTCACCAAGTGAACTTTTAATAATTGATCTAATATCGTATCCAGTTAATTTTTCAATAAGTTTTTTTGGAATCAATGACGCGATTAGTGGCAAATTTATTGTTGGTGTGTTGTATAAAATAGTTGAAATTCCATATTCTGGCATACGATTTCTTATGTTTTCAACTCCTCCCATTTTTTGTACAAAATTAAGAATTTTATTTCTGTCACCTCTTACCACAGTCATTATAAAATCGTACATAAGTGGCCCTATTTTTAAAGAATCTTTAAAAATTGGTGCAAGTTTCTTGTGTATTATTTTATTTTGGCTTTTAAACAACATCTTTAATGTATTCTGTGTTAAATGTTGCCAAATTGAAAAATCTACATAATCAAAAATTTTTTCAGGATTTTTGTTTGTCATTAATATCCATGCTAAAAGATCGGCAACATATTCTTTGTTCAATCCAAGAGGAACTTCATTGGCATGTTCAATTTTACCTTGTTTATACAGTTCAAAAATTTTGTTGCTGATGGTGTTTTCGTCATCTGTATCAAAGCCATACATATGATTTCTTAAAATATAATCACACTCTGTTATACTCAATTTATCACGATATTTTAAAATCAAGTCGATTACCGATATAAGATTATTTACATTATCAGTATAAAAATTACGATACGTAGGTCCATAATTACTAGATGAATACCCCTCCGGAGCTTTAATAGAAACAAATTTCATATGTTCACCCAATATTTGAACAATTTGTTTTGTTATTTCGAGATCATCATATAACTCAAATGCTTTTTGTGGGTATCGTTTGAATAAGGTGGTTAATGTATCAAGTCCAAGTAACTTTATTACTTCATCTAAGTCAGCACCAAACATTTTTATAAATCTAAAAAAATCATCGTCGGTTTTAAATTGTAAAATTCGTGCAGCATTTGGTGATGCTGCAATCGCTTTAAAGTCAATATCACTCAAATCCCATAAATATAGTTGATTTTGTTTATACAATTCGAATCTTCTAATAGATATTTCAGTTAGTCTTTTGAGTAAAGACTTATTTTTTTTGATTATTTCATATTGACCCGGTGTAATTCTTATTCCAAATCCAATATATTTATTTTTTAAATCATCCGGCAGAGATTTAAATTTAAAATCCGTTAATTCATTATTTGGAATAGCAATATCCAAATATGATTCTTTTTCTTTGTAATTTAATTTTGCAAATTCTCGATCACTCAATCCATCTATGAACCGTTCATAGTTTTGTTTTTCAATATCAGACAACGGCACATTTACAAAATATTCTTCCATTCCATTTAATTTTGGCTGAATTCTTAAAATGTGATTCCATGACATTGTTGCGTCTCCGTTGTTGTCAGCATTTGTAACAATATAATCTCCATCTTTAGTTTTTTGGATTACAAAGAAATGCCACGGATTTTTAAATGTTCCATCAAATCCATGTTCAAACTCTTTTTGTGTTGCTTCAATATCTTTTACAAAATAGAAACTAGGTTCATTATATTTATAACGATATGTGTTATACATGTTGCTTGAGTCACTTCGACTTATGCACCAGCTATAAGGTTTATCGCCTTTGTATCTAATACAAGCATGTTTATCCATCGCATAGTATATTTCCAACCCATTTTTCTCAACAAGCGGCTTGCCATCAACTTTAATATCAGTGAATTTCTTTCCTTTGGATTTTTCCAAATCAATTTGACCATTTACATAATCGACAAATGCTTCAAAGTCTTTCCAATTATTATATTTACTAATATCATATCGATCATTACCCTTTGCTATATTAAAGTCGTCTATATCATGTTGTGCGGCAGATGGACGAGTTTTACGTATTGTATCAAATTTTTCAATATAGCTGTTGATAATGTTATTAGTTAAAGTTGGAACCTGTTGTTTCCACTTTATTCTTTCTACATCACCAAGTGCCTCGTTCATCAGATGCTTGTAATATTCAGTGTAATTCATATCTCGTTTATAAATATTTATTTGGTAGACATAAATGTAATCATTTTAAATTTTTGAATCCTTTGGACCAAACCAATTAGTCGCCCAAGCAATATTACGTATTGAAGCATTCAGTTTTTTTAAATTTAACAATCTCGGTTTTCCAAATATTTCTACAAGTTTTGCAATCAATGAACGAACATATGTGAGGTTATTTGTGTATTTATTTAAAAGTCCAATCATTGCTCTGTCGCTTAATATAATTGGAATACTAAACATTTGCAAAACACTTATAAATTCCAATGGATTTTTTGAATATATCACTAATGGTTGTATTTCGGTCTTCTTTACGTTAAACGTTATGTTATTGCGTTGCAAATAGTACGCAAAATTCAAGGGACTAATTGAATCACTTAATATAAATTGAATTGTGTGATCACTTAATACAGGTAATGTTATATCATATTTTTGCATTTCTTTGATGACCGTATCTACATCTGATAAAGACGCAATTAACATACGTTTTTGACTTTCTGTAATTGTATCTTTGCCATATTTGCATATTAAAGTAACAATCGTATATTTGTCGTTTTCATTTAGCTCAGATAGACGAGGACTAATTAAAAACAGTAATTCTTTAATAGCATCGCCAGCGTACTTATTGTTTGACGTTATCAACAAGAATGTTTTTTCCTTGAATGGTGAAAGATGAATTAAACTACGAAACGAATCGTCGTTCAGCTTTGTTTTGATTGAAATAATTAATTCAATTAAATTTTGTTTTTGTTCGGTTGTCGAGGGTACATTTTTAATGTAATATACTAAATGATATATACTTCTATCTGTAAACTTATCTCCTAAATGTTGAATCAACGCAGATCCATCCTTATAAATTGTGTTAGAGCGTCCATATATTAAACGATCCACCTGATCTTCACTTATATCAATAGAATATCCATTTTGTTTAAAAATATCAAGTGCTTGTTTATAATCTGGAGACGCTCTTAATATTGAAACAATAGAATTTTCAGGTAAATTATACTTTGAAGATGCATCTTTAGAAGTTTTTTCTTTTTTATTCAATTTCAATAACACATCCAGTAACTCACTGAAATTTTTTGAATTGGTCAATAATAACTGATACATGACATCATTCATTTCTGTTGCCCATTCAAATTTTCCTTTGTTTGTGCGTGCAATAAATTCTACTACATTCACAGGATTAGATGAATAATGCATTAGTTGCTTTATATCATACGCTGGAAAATATGGTTTTATAGACAAGATATTTTCTATTATTTTGTCTGTGTTTCTATTTAATTTAGTTGATCTACTTAGTAGAATTTCCAACAAGAATCTATTATGTGAATCTGTGTCTTTTACTATATATTTTTCCAATATTTTTTGCCCATCAACTGTATCAAAAAATACACACCAATCACCGTCACTTAGATTGCGAAGTCTATCATTATCAAAATATAATTCTATACGACGTTCAATCATTTGAATAGATCGTTTTAATAAATTTTTATTATTTTTGATTTGATTGTATTGATCTTCGCTCAATCCCATACCAAATCCTATATATTTGTTTTTTAATTCATCGGGCAAATATTTAAATTTAAAATCTGTAATATTGCCGGGAAACATATCCAAATACAGCGATTTGTCTGAATATTTTAATTTTGCGAATCCTTGATCGCCTAAATCTTTTAATTCTTTATATTTTAATACTTCTTTTCGTTTTAATGGTACGTGTTTGAAATAATGCTCCATGCCATGTAGTTTTGGTTGAATTTCCAAAATTTGATTCCATGTCATTTCCACATCACCATCATTATTGGCACTACTAACAATATATGTTTGATCTTTGGTTTTTTGAATTACAAAGAAGTGCCAAGGATTGTCAAATCGGCCTGTGAATGGTTTTGATAATTCTTCTTTTGTTGCCTCTATGTCTTTAACAAAATAAAAACTCGGCTGATTACTTCTATAACGATAAGCGTAATAAAGATTCGTTGTACTTCGACTTACACACCAACTATAAGGTACATTTCCTTTGTATGCTATACAAGCACGGGGAGTATCAGCATAATAAATTTGCAATCCGTTTTCATCAACAAGCGGTTTATAATCCGTTACCTCTACGTCTTTTAGTTTTTGACCTTTTGATTTTTCCAAATCAACTTGACCACTTACGTAATCAATAAATGTTTCAAAATCACTCCATTGCTTGTATTTACTAATGTCGAATCTATCATTGCCTTTTGGTATATTAAAGTTTTCAATATCATCCTGTGACGAACGATATTTTGCAGTACGAATGTCTTGAAACTTTTCAAGATAATCGTCTATGATAGTATCAGTCAATGTAGGAACTTGTTGTTTCCATTTTACGCGTTCCACATCACCAAATGCTTCGGTTACAAGGTGATTATAATAATCGGTATATTTCATCTTATTTAATGGGTACGATAATAATTATCTATTGCTGCATGTATTTTGCGTAATACGTCTTTAAAATTGATTATTTTCCAGTTTTGACCAATATCCAGATAGAATTCATTGGTATTTGTTGTAGTTTTTATAAATTCTTCATCAAATGTATATTTACCGCTGCCAAAATCTACAATCGGTCTATGATCTTGTAAACCATATATTTTAACATCTCCCATATTGTTATTATTATATTTGGCGACATTGTTTAATGTAATATCAGAATCAACAATCCGAAAAGGCTCAATATATTGTTTTGATTTCTCATAAAGAAAGTCAAATACCTTGTTTGCGCCTTTATTGTTCAGTGGAATGAAATCACTTATGCTCATTCTTGTTTCCATGTCAAATCTAGCTAATATCTTAGATGCATCCTTTGAATCAGTGGAATCTATTGCATCAAGTAATTTTTTAATACGTAATGTTTTTTGACTGCTCAATTCTTTACTATATACGCGATTTATATATTCCATGTACTTAACCAAAATATCTTTAAATTCTTCTTTATCAACACTCGTAATATTTCCCCATCCACTCCATGTCGATTCGGTTAAATTTTTATCCGCCCCATCTTTTTCATGAATTTCAATAAAATTAGCAGGAATGTCATTGGTTACATAATAACAATTACCTCTACTGTCTTCACTACCAATTTCATCTACATATACATTTTTCAGTTTATCTTTCTTGATTTTAACAACGGCAACTTCATGAAATTTTTCATCATCAAATTGATGAAACGCATGCTGTTCAATATTATATTTCCACCAGTCAACTACACCAATATCACACAAAAAGATTTTTCCACGGCTATGTTCGCTGTAATTACTTACAGTAGCCTTTTTGCCGATTTGTAGTCCCTTAACTAATATAGTCTCAAGATATGGAGCAAGCGTTATATGATAATAATACTCATCGCTTTCACTTCTTAAATCTTCTATTAATAGATGTTTGTAATAATCTATATATTTCATAAGTGTTAATAATAAATATACATCCCCTACCCATAGAGAGTATTTATTTAACGCCCCCGCCCCCAATTCAATATACACCCCACACGCAAAATTAATAACAGACTTTCTAAAAACATAAAAAAATCTATAATTAATAATTTTTATTTTTTATATATATGGTGGTATGTTATTACTTATTAATCTAAACTAAACTAAATATGACAGACATCATATCGCATTTACCCATTGCTTTTTTGTTTGGTACAATAATATTACACAACATGATATTTGGATATATCTTAATTACAGATTGTTTGTTCAACGAAAAAGAAAATGATGAATTAGAACATTTGTAAATTATTCAACTAAAATGAATTGTTAGTCCATTTTTTATCACATCACTGTAAAATTTACATTCATTTAATCTTATTTTCGTTCTACGCTGTTTTATGTTGGTTGTTTTTTAGTCTTTCTACAACAAAAAAAATGTTAATAATAATTGTTAAAAATACAATTATCATTTAATTTCTTATAAATTAATAAATTATATATTTGCAAAAAAAAATTATTTGTAAATTCTTGCAAATTAACGTTTTAGTTTTTTTCATTTTTAAATTGACATTTTTTTGAAAATTATTTTTTAACCGGTTTTAATTTCCGCATTCAGAAAAAAATCAATCAGTTTTTAGCAAAAATTTTTCCGGAGTTGGCATGGTGACTGCTATCTATACTATCTATAGATTCACCAGACCTGAAATTGCCCTTTGACTTGGCACCAATCCTGCAATAGCCGCGATGGACGTTGCATTTGCCGATGAAGATTTCTGAAAAAAGGTGTTGCGTTCGTCGATTAAGGCGAGTAGCTTAATGGCGTAACGATTGAGGCGGTCATGGTGATCGACACTCAATCAAACAAACTAAAACACGTAGAAAGAAAAAATAACATGACTGAGAACACTGAAGTTACCACTGCCGTTGCCACTGCCACCGAGACCGTTTCCGCTGTTGAGCATTCGGTTGCGACCGTTGCCGCCGACATTCTCGGCGGAACCGATGTCACTGCTGCCACCGAGACCGAGACCCAAACCACCGCTCCGGTTGCCGAGACTCCGGGTAAGGCTGCTCGCCAGCGCAACGGCGAGAAGCGTGAGTATACTCCCCGTGGCACCACGTATTGGGCGCGGCGTGTCATCTTGCTGAACGGCGAGCCTGTTGGGCGCGGTCGTCCTGCTAAGGACGGCAAGGGTGAGCGCAAGGTCGTTTATGTGCCGGTTGGCATGGAGTATGATGTTGCGGTCCACGGCGAGGGTGTCAAGTATAACACGCACTCGCACCGTGCGACTCACAAGCGCATTGCCAAGGACAGTGTGAGCTACACGTTTGACGACGGTGTTGCTCCCGCCAAGGCCACGGCGACCAAGGCCAAGACCAAGGCCAAGACCAAGGCGACCAAGACCACCAAGGTTGGCAAGGGCAAGGGCAAGGGCAAGACCGGCAAGGCCAAGTCTGCCAAGAAGTCCAAGTCCAATGCCGTGACGGTTCCGGTTGCCGATGTTGCGGCTCCGGTTGATCCGGCGCCTGCCGTCGAAATTCCTGCCGCCACTGATGCGGTTACGGCCTAAGTCAACGAAACAAATGTTTCTTTGAGTAGGTTTCGCGCCGGAAGGAAAATTTCCTTCCGGCGCATTCTTTTGTTGACATAGGGTGAGGGAACAAATATTCTATCACCGTCAACTATGAACACTGAAAATAATAATAACATTACGTCTACAAACGATTCGTCCGCCATTGCTAATGCGATTAAGCTACTCGGTATCGAAAAAATTGAAGTTACTTTTGACGGCTGTGGTGACAGTGGTCAAATTGACAGTATTACCTGTATTAGCGAAGACGGCAGCGACGTTGACTTGAAGGCAATCAAGGTTGGTAAAGTTAAATTTATTATCGGTCGTCAATACAATCCAGACGGTACTGTGGAACCAGTTACCGAAATTCGTGAATCGAATCTTGAGGAAGTGATTGAACATATTTGTTATAATACGTTGGAAACATCCCACGATGGATGGGAAATTAACGAAGGCAGCTTCGGCACCTTTACCATTGACGTTGCCACCGGAAAAATTAATTTGGAATACAATGAGCGTGTTACAAGCGTTGAAACAAGTAATTTTGAATTTGATTTTAGTCTCGCCAAGGGACAAATAAAAAGGTTTGCAGGAAATCCTACAAAAACCGCTTGACTTTTTCATTTCCAACAATAGACTATTTGCGTGACTGAAACTTTTACCATTAAAGTTGAACTGCCGGTTGTTGGAAATGAGAACACAGATGTATATTATGCTGAAATTGAAGTAAAATGCAAATTCAGCATTGACAATGATGGCATTGGGCCTTACGAATATTGGGGCAGCAAAGGAATTGACAAAGGTGTTGATTATGCTGTAATTGACGAGACTGAATGGGATAAAAACGGATTTACGGCAGAAGAAATCGATTTGATCGAAAAGGCTATTGATAAAAATTTGAACGATTGGGCAGAAAAAATAATGGAGCGATTGACGGACTTCCACGCGGATCATTCCGATTATCCAGAATAGGAAGAATCTATTCTGTAAGCCGTCAAGGAAGAACGAATAATTTTATATGGCAGTTGAAATAACTAGAGAATTATTGGAACAAATCGATCAAATTTGTAATGAATCATCATTCCCTAATTGGGGAAACGAAGGAGAAATTCCAATTTCTTTGGATGTTTGCCGCCGTGCAAAAGAATTCGTAAAAAATCTAAATTCTGTATTTGATATTAATACAGAAACTCGCCCCGATCCTTATCCCGAACATGATGGCGCAATAGCTATGGAATTCTTTCATGGAAAAAATCATCGTCTTGACATTAGTTTTGAAAAAGACAATACTGTGATTTTTGTTGGAAGAATTGACGGAAACCAAGTTCTAGGAAAAACAAATGACGCAGAAATTGTTGCAAAAGCAAATGAGTTTTTGCGGCAAATTTATCGCTGAATTAAGCAGAATAAATTGAACTGACCTTATTTTTCGTAAAAAGAAGTTGACAACCAACAAACAATAACCTAATTTCATACCATGAATTTGAACTTTGATAGTTTGGAAGTGAAGCGAAAAATCAATTTGCTTGCTGAAATTTGCCATTATGGAATTGAATGGAACTCCTCACTTCCAAACGATAATGATAAACTACCTTATGTTGCTGGCGGCATTGAAACCACGGCTTTTATTTTGAGTTGCTGCATCGTTCAATGGTTTGGATTTAAAAGCTGTGCCACTAGCGAAACCTGTGATTTTCTGAAATTAGAAGCGGCAACCGATTACAAAAAAGCAATTTCAATCGAAGAATGGGAACGTCGCATCACAAAATATCTCAAAACGGGTGTTGACTGTCAGGAAAATTGAGCCTAAGCTGAACGCCACAATATGAGTCATCCATATAATCATGCGTTGAGCAGCGTCAAAAAGTGGGGCGGCAAGGTTGAAGATTATCTTCCAATTCATAATTGGTTCGATGAAAGCAAAATGATGATGGGCGATTTTCGCCATCGTGCATTGAGGCATCATGCCGAAGGAATTTTCTTGTGTGAACGCATTTTTGGTGTTACTATCACACTCAGCAATGGCAATGTTTTGCCGACTCGCTACGTTGCAGAACAGCACGTAAAAGAGGATTTGGGACGCATTCCTTCTATGCAAGATTGGTTTATGAATATCAAAGCCCAACCTTGGATGGGACGAACCGAAAAAATTGAACAGGAATTGGGTGTGCAATGAATGATTCTAATCCGTATAAACTAATTTGGGATACTCTCAAACTCAAAAGTGTTATTGTTTGTCTACTTGACAAGCAGACTCAAACTCACAGCAATTATCTGTTGTTTAACGGCGAACCATTGGAGCATTGGGAAGTTGGTCAACTGTTGGGAGGCAATTAAAATTTATGAAACGTATTAAAAATAAAATCAAAGATTGGTTCGCTGTATTGCTTATGGGCGGTGCCGTTGGATCATTTGTTGCAATGATTCTACTTTACATCATCGGCATTTTTTGTTTGCCGGTCGCAATCATTTGGGCAATTTACAAGTTGGTTACTCATTTTACCAATTAACCGTTATGCAAACAAAATTCAAATGGACAGATAAACAAAGATTGCTTATGGTTGGTGGATTGAGTATGGGTATTTCCATGGCTCCATCATTGGAAATGGCAAAAATATTGGCAGATGATCTTTATATCTTCTCCCAAGCACCAGCCGATTTTCTTAATTCCGATACACACGTTCAAGTAAAACTAAAAAATGTATTTGAATTCGGAAAAATGATGAATCTCACAGACGTGTATGATAATTTGATAAAGCTGGATAAGGAAGACGACACTGACAGTTTTGCAGCATAAAAAATCCCCGGCTAACAACCGGGGATTTCTTTTTTATTTGATTTTGGTTAAAAGTAAATTACCTTTTCCTATCAAATTACCGTTGGCACCATATGTGCTATTGGTTGCTTTGTTGTAGGTGGCAAGCAATTTGCCACCTGTTTTATCAAACAATCGGCTATTGTTATCAATATAACCGATTGGACGACTGCGATTATCACGTATTGGTGTTCTCATATTTTATTTTTTTGGTAGCCCCGGAGGGATTTGAACCCCCAACCAGTCCGGTAGAAACGGAATGCTCTAGCCATTTGAGCTACGAGGCCACATTAAATTACTGATTACGAAATTGCTCGTATGCAATTTCTATCTTGTAGAAGTGAGCATACCACACATAACGCTTGTTGGCAAACATAATCTTGCCAAAATTTAAATCAATTTGATTGTACCACCACTTCACATAAAAATTGTTGATTTGTAAAAGTGTGATAAAAGTTTTATTTGTTTCAAAAAACGTCATCTTGATTTGGATGATATTCAATTTCACGACGACTGTATGTTTGTGTGTTGTCATTTACACGTTCACAAACAAACAATTTGCCGCCGAGACCAATCAATAAATAATTGTGTTTGTCTGCAAACAATAATTTTTTAATTGTTTCTTGCACATTCTGTTGCAATACAGAATGGTGCAACGGTTTTACCGTGCGTTGCATTGCAATATCCGCACTACTAGGATATTTATATGCGAGAATTTTAATCATTGTGCCAGAAATTGATATTCCATATTTACGTCGCCATCGTTCAAGCAATCCAAATTATTTACACGATTGCCGATTCGACTTGCCATGCGAACTTCGACGGGCACGTTAGCATAAAAAAACCGTTGAATGCAAGGAGTTTTGCCAAGCGCACGATAAATTCGACCAATGGCTTGAATAATATTGACGGCACTCCAACAAGGAAACAACAAGCTGTGCCGTGGAAATTTTCCATTCAAATCATGCAGACTGACACCCATATTTCCAGCCTGAATATTTGCAATAAAAATTCGCAGCTTGTCAGCTTGAAAGTCATCAATGTAACGATTGCGAACGTTTTCGTCTTGACCACCAACCAGATAGCCAATTTTTCCATTGAACTTTTTCTTATTGAGCAACCGAGTCAGTGATTGCACAGTGTCATCGAAATTGACAAAAATAACAGGACTGATTCCTTCGTCAAACATATCTTCGATGAAATCCACCGCTGTTGGAGTTTTGAGAATTTCAGCTTGACGCCGAGCCTTCATAATGATCGCAAATGCGTGTTGGCTATAATCAGCCGCACGTTTGTCAAGCAAATCAAGTTCCAATTCCATTCGTGAATAAACTTGATTTAGTTTATTTGTATTTGCGCCGATGTCAAAGACTTCAGCAAATACACGATTTTCTGGAAAAAGATGCCCAAAGTCCGCACGTCGCATTCGACTGGCAATCTTTTGAATATTAAATAGATTGTGGTGAATACGTGCCATGCCTTGCTTTGCAGGCGTTTGATCGGCGTCCCAATCAATTCCACCGTAACGATTTACACGGGCACCGTGATCGTTACACCATTGATGATAATTTTCTCCGTTGTGCAGATTTGCCTTGTAGCCAATGGCTTTCATGTCCGCAACACTGGTTGCGGCAGTTGCACTCATACCAAGAATCTTATATTTTTGGTTTTTTAGAACAATAAGCAAATCAGACGTAAGACTGTTCAATCCCCGTCCCTTGTGCTGTTCATCCAAAATAACCAAACTATCTTGTCTAAAATTAACTTTGATTCCTTCGCTCAACCACCACTTGGCAGTCCGATGAAACTTGGTCAAATCATAATTAAGATACTCTGTATTGCCACGAACCAGCAATTCGTAATTGATAATTAGAGGATTTTTAATTCCGAATTTAGCCAGCGTTTTTTGCCACATCATTTTTACGCTGTTGGGGCAAATGATAACAATGGGACAATTCATTTGTTTTGCAATCCAGCAAGCAACAAATGTTTTTCCAGTGCCAGTGTCACTAAGGTCGTCGGCAACACCATTCAAATATAAACTATCCAAAAGAAACTTGGCGTGTTGTTTCTGCGGGTCAAGTAGTTCCATGAAAAATAATTAATGTTTTCTGTAAATTACAGATTTAACAGTTTTGTTCCAGCACAATCGACAATTCAAACAATGATTGCCTTGATTGCTTGCCGGACAAGTAAAATTGTCATTCGTTGAAACTCCACTGGAAACAACATTAAGTTGTTTTGCCAATGCAAGCGGCAACGGTCCATCCACCATATATGCACTAAGCCTAACCGTCAAGTTTGTTGGAATAGTTTTTTTGCTCTTGACATACTCGGAAATAATACTATACTCCCGCGTTGGTAGCCAAAATTTGATATTAGGTAGGTTTCGAGCGATTTGACAGATATTGTCAAAATGACTAATATTCTGAATATCTCCGCTATCATGGAACCTGAAATAACCACTATGCTCCAAACTTCCAATTAACAATGTCATGTTTGCAACCCACTGCGGGTCACTCAAACTCAAATATCTTTTTTCAAGTGCATTTTTTGCATTCGGATATACGTAAAACCCTTTGAATGCGTAGCACTTGTGGCAAACGCTTCCTTCCACCGCTCTCAATTTGCCCCCAACCAAACACTTATTGGCAGGAATACTGTAACTGTAGCACGGCATTTTACTTGGTTGACTCAACCCACCCACCGCATTCCACGCTTCCAACAATGCGCCTTTCAATTTCATGGACACCACTTTAGACGGTATTTGCCCTAGTACAAGCACTTTTTTTAGAAAAAATGCCGCTTGACACGGCGTTGATCGTGTGGTACACATCCACCATGTATTTTTATAGTTATCTCATAACTCACAACATTTGGGTGCCAATTTTTGGGTTTTTGATTGTGTGCCTCGTTTTTTGGATCAGCGGTAAAGATTGTAGTTGACAGAAGAAAAAAACTGCACCATTCTCGCACACATGAAAACTTACACTCTGGAAAATGTTAATTATAGTTTCAACCGTAACAGTCGCAAGTGGCACTTTGTGATTAAAAAATCCGAATCCGTTACTTTTGAATTCATTTTTAATTGCCCCGGCGGCAAAGCAACTGCTGATGCGGTTGTCAAGCAAATTGTTGCCAGTGTCAAGCGAACCAAGCAGGAAAAAATCGACGGGATCGCACGAAAAAACATTGACGTTCTCACCAAGGCGGCTATTGTGGACGAGTAAATTATATGACTGATACTCTACAAAAACTGATTGACAACGGCATTCTCAACCATGTAAGTCAAATTACAGTTGACGGTGATTGCGTGTGTCGTAGTTGGATGATTGAAAATGACCTTGTTTTCAAGAATGAACAGGATGAAGACGGCACCGAAATTGAATTTCTCATTCTGGAATTTGATGACGAAAGTTCTTCGCGTTTTCGGCTTGACACGCCGGTAATCTTCGTGGATGGCGATTTGCATCTCAAAGAAGATTATAGTCAATCAGAAATTTCAATTAGGTTTCAGAAAACTGTGGACGTTTTCCCTAAAGATTTTTTGAATAAACAATAACAAATATTATGGATAAGGAAATCAATAATAAAAATGATGAGGATGCAGACGCAATTCTGCGAACCGGTGATGTGGAAGTTGAAGAAGAGCTTGACAATTTGGGCGGATACCGTGAATATCTGCGCGAACAGTTTCGACTGAACGAAGACTAAAACCAATAGACATAAAAAAATGAATAAGATTGACTACCGAAGCGGCGAGGCGCAACTGATGCAGTTGGTCCGAGAAAAGGGCAAGCGTGTTCCCAAGATTCTTGCTGATGGCAAGATTGCACGGGATGCCAAGGGCAAAATTGTCATGGTCCGCGAAAAGGGAATGCCTCGCGGTGTTCTGGTTGCCGGGCTGATTAATGGTATCATTCGGATTGGGTGGAGTTATACCCATACGCGAAGCGATAAGTTTGACAAGGCCGAAGGCATTCGCCGTGCGGCGGATCGCATGAAGAATGTTCGTCCTCCGGAACAGATTCCTCATAAGGTTATGAAGGAAATTACCAATAGTTTTATTCCGCGTGTTGAGAAGTATTTCAACCAGTCGGTTTACTGAATTCAACTTGGGGGTTTGCGGTTATCCTTTAAAACCGCTAATTCTCTGTATAATCTTAAATATGACTCTCAAGCCCGGAAAATATACGATTCCTGTTGTTACCCGTTTGCAAGATAATGGAGACGGTGGACATACAATGTATGTTTACAACAACTTTGAAGAATTGCTTGCCGATCATCCTAAAGCAAAAGAATTTAAAAATGTAAATGGCAAGTGGCAAGATGTCAAGGTAGAATTGACCGAAGAACAGAAAGAAGAAATTCTGACCGAAAACGATCCTTACGAAAATGGTTATATCGGAAAAGACAATATTGAAATTGAAGTAAACTCAGATGGTCGTATTTTGCTTGCCAAACCAATGAGTTTTCATGCCGGTCAGTAAAATTAAACAGTAATTATATGAAGAAAAACGCATTCACTATTATTGAGTTGCTGGTTGTGCTGGCAATCATTGCCATCATCGTTGCTATTGTTGCCAGCATCTTTCATGGCGGCATTGGAAACAGCAACGAAAAAGTAATCCAACTTTTGGAGCAAGAGGGATATAGTAATATCGTTATTGAAGGATACGAGCCGTTTGCCGGTAGCAATGACGATTTTTACAAAGTTGGATTTAGTGCAGTCAATTCGGCTGGCAATACAGTTCATGGCGTTGTAACCGGCGACGACTTCAAAGGTTGGACTATTCGTAGGTACTAAATTGTTAATTACAATTTGAATAGCAAGAGAATTGTCTAAAAAACAATTCTCTTTTTTTTTCTGTAAAATACTTATTGACTGAGTGCCGTTAGGTGTTTTAATCTTTTCCGAACCTTTTATGCCACCGAAGGAGAAAGATCGGCAGGCTGGCAACGGCACTCACCATTTCTATAAAAAAGTGTTGACGTTCTATGTTGCTCTGCTAAAGTATCACCAATGAAACGCACATTGGAACGCTATGTTGAGTTTAATGGGAAATTGACTCTGTTCAAATTTGAGTATTGGCCGTTTTTTCCTTACACTGGCAACCAACCCGAAGAAAAAGAAGAAATTAATATTCTTTTTATTAAGGATGCCAACCGCAACGAAATTCCTATTCCTTGCGCTGTTACTCAACCGGCTGAATACAACGAAATTGTTGAATTTCTTTTGAATTTGCTTGCTCAAGAGGCTAAAGAAGAAGCGGCGGCAATGGAAACTATCGCCATTGAACCTTGGGATTGATAAATTTATGTCTATTTATTTTTTTATTGGTGGATTGGTTGCCATTCTATTTTTCAAATACCTTTTTCCTGAAAAAAACGGATCGCCTAATTTTATTGTAATTTTGCTATACATGATAGCAGCATTTCTGTTTTGGCCGATTATATGTTTGGCGGCACTGCTTAAATTTTCAGATAAGTAATATTTTGTTATGACTGATGATTTAAAATGCTTTGAAATTAATTGCGACGGCACCGTGAGAAAGGCAACAATAACACACAAAGTTACATTAAGCAACAGCGACACTATCAAAATAGACAATTTGGCTGTCGAACGTTGCGACCGATGCGGGGAAATACTATTTGACAGTGCCGCAAGCAAAACAGTTGAAGCAGCAATATTAGCAAAATATCCGGATCACTTCAAACGATACAAGCGATAATAATATGAAATATCTCATAAAGATACTTTGTCTTCTATCAATTCCGCCTCTTCTTTCAATTCTCATTTTTTTCGTATTCGTCCCGTTTTTTGGAAATGAACTGGTTCCGTATGAGCCAAATACAGTTTTTCAGTGTTTGTGCTACTTTTCCGTATGGGCACCATGCGCTTTGATTTGTTGGGTTGTAGCTGCGGGAGCAGGAATTTTGATTCAATCGTTTCTTTCAATAGTAAAAGATTACTAAAAATACTATTGAATCAATAATTTTATGGAACTTAAACATACAGGCAGAGGATTTGCATATTACGAATTTACCGAAGTGAACGGTGACGTATGCAATATTCAAAAAAGTAGCAGCACAATGCAAGATTGCATTTGGTTGGGCAGCAAAAATATTGGATTAAAAGGATTTATTCCTCATGGCAATCCATCTTGGCGAGACGTAACCGACGATCAAATCAAAGAAAAATTTGGTTTTCAAGACATTATTGCCAATAATCGTATGCACTTGAGCCGCGAACAAGTTGCGGCATTGCTTCCGATTCTCCAAAAATTTGTTGACACGGGCGAAATCGACTGATATTGTATTTTCACCATGAATGAAAAACTTGTTAGATTGCCAGTTGGCATGACCATTGCATTAGGACAGTATTATCTCAATCGTGAACTGCAAAAGCCACAGAAAACGGGAGCGAAATACGCAAATGGTATTTTAATTTCCGAGGAATATACTATCGGTAAGAAATGGGACAAAGCTGCCGATTTGGAAAGAATCGATAAATCACTTTCTCCTAAATGGGGTTATTCAGCGATTGCCGGCACGTTTTTCTTCGGCAATGGTAGTAAATATACTTACACAATGTCGAGCGATACATGGCCGTTCGCAAAGCGAACGAAAAATGAAAAGAAAAAGCAACACCATGGTAATTATTGAATTTATAGTTTTATTTTCGGCGATACTATACGCATTGCAACTGATCGTTCTTAATATTGTTTTTCTTTCATCAGATATTATTAAAAATAGAGCTGATTATTTCATTCTCCTGATTCCATGGTTTATTATTTTGCCAGTTGTAATTCTCGGCAAACTTCTATCCCTACCAAAAAAATGAATATTACTATTGATAACAACGCCAAAAGCGTAATTGAAACTGCCTTGATTGTAGTTGCAATCATTGCATTTTATTATTTCATGTATAAATCTGATCGAAAGTAAAATTATCAGATACAATGACTATTTTAATTGAATTATGAAAATTCAATTTTTAGTAGAATATTATAATAAGAAAAAGAAAATTCTTATTGCAAAAAATAATATAATCGAATGCACAAATAAAACAAATACTTATTATTTGTGTAATTACGATGGTGTTAATTTGCACATTCCGCTTACCATTGCTTATTGTGTTCAGGACAAATTAGTAGTTGCTCCTAGCAAAGAATACCGAAAGCCAATGTCTGAACAATTCAAGGCAAATGTCAGTGCGGCTATGAAAGTCAAGCACAATAATCAAAAAGGAAAAAAGGGTACACACAGCAAAAAAATTGGATTTGAAAAGGTTTGCGGGGTTGCTAAAAATACTAATATCATTTTTCCTCTTCCTGTTGCATTTGGAGGCTTGAATACTATTTCAAAATAAATGAATATTCACAAAGATATTTGCGGAAACATCTTGAATTTGGGTGACAGTGTGGCAGTGTCAACAAAAAATGGATTGCTTTTGGGCAATATTGTTGCTTTGCTTCCAAAAAGTATCAGAGTTGAATTTGATATTAATCGCTTTGCTTGGGCAATCGGATACGGGTTCAAGTATGGTGTCAATAAAAATAAAACACCTAGCATTTTGGCAACCGACTCCAATACCGTAAGATTGGGTTGACAATCTATAAAAAGTCACTAAGCTGTCTAGCACGATGACAAAGAAACTGATTCGGAACCTTGCAGACTATCGCCAATGGGCATGGCAAATTGTCAATGAGTTTGATGGCAAGTCCGCCGTTGAACGAGCCGTTGGAATGAAGTTGATCCACGATTGTTACGACTATAATGATAAAAATGAGCCTATTGACGAAAATGGCAATGTCATTCCCGATGATACGGCTGAAACTGCCCAACTATACGATTGGGTAAATAAATTGGTATTTCCTGTTGTTGCCGTGTATTGGATCGAACGCGAATTTGATCGTGTTGGAGACGTATTTATTGTTGCCGCTGAATTTGTGTCTCTTTCAGAATTTTCTGAATAAATTTGCGTGTCAATATGACATATCTAATTAAATTTAGTACCGGTGGGTATTTCAGCACAAAAATCGACTACCTTTGGAATAGTCAAGATGCCCCAAAAGATGCCGCCTATGTTTTTAATACCATGCGGGAAGCTCGTAAACAACTCAATCGCCTTAATGGTAGACTATTAAGTAAAAAAAAGAACACCTTTGCAGAAATTGTCCCCGGCAACTAAAATAAATATCAGACAATATGAAACCCTATCGCAATCCATACGATCCATTAAATGGTAATGATAGATGGCTTTCCTACAACGAAATGATGAATAAACGCGATCCAGTTGAACCAGACAATCCAGATACTTGTGCTAAATGTCATAGACGTTGGGGCGATCATTTGACAGAATACGCACTTAAAAACAATCCTTATGCCTGCCGATTTGTCGAAAAAAGCAAAACACAGAGAAATTTTCCTTAAACGGGCACAAAAAAATCCTTTTTTAGTTGCACAGCGTATAAGAGAAAACCAAACATTCGATTTGATTGCTCAACGATTGGAGCAATCCGCTAAAAATAGCTCAATAAGCGAAGACGACCGGCAACAACTAATTAATTCAATTGTTGAGGAATATTACCGTCTAGTCGATCATATCGATAAATTTTATTATGGATAATACAGTTATCTATGAAGTAACTTTGGATCACCCATCCTCTTATGTTTGCTTTGAAGGCCCAAAGGGTCTTTCTGAAAATGAAATTTTGTC